GCCAACACCAACAGCGCGATTTCCCTGCGTGACAACGTGATTACCGGCGTCATTTTTTTCCCATTTTGATAATGTTTTTAAAATTAATAATTATTTAATAGTATCACCTACAAAGTATACATTCATATATAAATAATCTGTAATATATGCTTTGTATTCATTTCCAGTAACAGGATTTACTAAACGTATTACATATGTATCTTCATCTTCTTGATATTTATCAGATACTACATAATGTTTAAACCTCATTTGCAAATCCACAAAACCATATGGATCTTTAGGCTCCCAGTCTTTTAGCACATGTACTATAACAATAATTGCTATTGACAATACTAATAACTTGCTTATTCCATTTAGAATATTACTACTTTTAATTCTAACTGTCATATTACTTGTTGATTTCCTTCCACAATTCAATTCCTTCGTGTATTATTAGGAAAACAACAGCAATTGCTCCTATAAATAGAAGTAAATTGAAAAATGTTGTCATTATTTATTTTAATTTGTTAATACTGTTAAATAATTTAAATACATTAGCTTCACATGCAAACTAGGAAGATTTGTTTTTTAACATGTTACTAGACTCTATCACCACGATGAGGTTGTATTTATTGATAGAGGCAACTACTACAATACCTTATTAGACTCGGATTTTATATGTAGTAGTCGGGGGATACGTGACAGGTATTAATGTATATCAAATGTATAACCGTGCACAAGTAGCATTTCCATCTTAGACTTATTATAAGAAACTGGTGCCCTCAATGTCTTGGGAAGTTATTGAGTTTTTTTGATTATCAAATTATATTACCGTTTATTCTTTTTCTTTTAAATAATAGTATATAATTATACATATTATGATTATTCCTCCTGCAAATTGTATCTGTGACCATTCCATATTAATGAAAGTTTCTATTTTAATTATGAGTTGTTATTGGTAATAAAAAAGAAAGTCACTCCGAAGAGTGACAATCTTTTATTAAATCATAGCTCCCTGTGGTTGTTGAGGCTGTTGTACGAATGCTGGCTGCTGTTGAGATACAGTTTGTGGTTGTACAGTAGCTTGTACTGGTTGCTGAACTGTTGTGTCTCCCATTACATCATCCTGTGGTGCAATTACTGGTGCAGTTTGTGGTTGTACGTACTCACAGTAGTTGCTGAATTGAGCTACTCCTAATTCATTTACACTGAATCCTGGGCGATAAACTATTTCATTGCCTAAGTCTTCGTCTCTTCCGAATATTGTAAATACACGGATAGATGTGTAAATAACTGGTGCAGAACCGTCAGCATTCATAACTCTGTGACCTGCTGGATAAGCTGGTCTACCTTGTGGTGCTAATGCTGTTGGTTTACGTGCTCCAACCCCTACAAGATATTTCTTGTAAAAAGGTGCAGGTGCAACCCATTCAGCCCATGCTCCATTGAGATATGCTAACTCATCAGGTAATGGTTGGTCTGCTTGTGCAGTTCCTCCATTCTGTTGAGATAACAACGGTTCATACATTCTGATGATTGCTTCATCAAACACTGGTGGTAATGAGCCAGCTGCTGCTACCCATACACCTGCTGTTGGTATTAATGATGCAGTCATAAAACGACGTTTTCCGTCTGGATTAATAGTTGCGTCAATTGTACCGTCAGGTTTTTGTCCAACTTTCTTAATTTGAACATTCATTAATTTGTAACGTGCCATAATACATGTATTTTAATTGGTGAATAATCGAAAAGCTATATATTGGTCTGAATGACTAAATAAAGGGCGAAGAAAAGGAAGGAAAAGAGTGAGGAGGTGTATAGTACACCGCTAGGAACATGACCGAACCCCAGTAACTACATTCTCAATTCTCCATTATTCCTTCCTCTTCATGCGTCCCCAATTCTTGGTAGGTGTGCTTGACTTGCCCCTGTGCGCAGCTTTGAGCTAGCTTATACAGGTTATATTATATAATCTATCACTTACTGTGTTTTACCACGAACAATACGGGGACTTCCCCCAGTTTTTGGTAGGAGGGGATGACTTGGTGTACTACTCCTCACACGCACAACCCCTCCCTAAATTTTTATCCCCCAAAATTTTTTATAATATTTTTTGTTAAATAATGTTAAATTTCTGTAGTTAAATAGCTTTAAACATTGTTAATAAATGTTAAAGGAATGGGAACCAAACACATATAAGAGACGTTATAAGGGGAGTAAGAGGGGGTAGTAGTACTTACTAGTTATTGTAATCTAAAGTAAGAGTATTAGTTTTAACTACTATTATACCTTTACTTTAATAAACACATATGGAAGATATAAGATATAGATTTATTAATTTAAATAGTATATCTACAAAAGTACATAATAAACAGATACCTAAATACTTACCTTTTAATGAAGCTTATAACTTATATCAAAGAGCTAAGCATATAGGTAGAACAGATGATGGTTGGGCTCACATTGTAGAAGTAAATAATACACATTATCATGTTACTTTAGATAGTGGGCATGTTTATATGACAGAAATAGAAATACTAAAGTAATGAATACAAAAGTAACTAGAAAACAAGTAGAAGAAGCTAGAAATTACTTATATAACATTAATACACAATTAGGTATGACACTATACGATCCAGAATTAGCAGAGATAATCAAGAATAGAGAAGTAGTAGAAATTCAAGGTAACAGATACCATATAGAGAGTTCTCCTCTAGGTACTTGTGATGGTTGTTGCTTTATGGGTAAACAATGCCCACAGAGAGCTGTAACTTATTGCACCTCAAATGGTGGAAATATTATAGTAGAAGCAAATGATAAACAGAGAAAATCTTAAAAAAGAATTTAACAGGCTTAGACTAGAACAGTCTGACATTAGTTCAAAACTAAAGCATATAAATTGGGCTTTATCGTCTACTACTGATGATTTGGCTGAATTATATTTAAGAGATGATATATACATATCTACTAAAACTAATATTAAAGGAATAGTTCATGTTTTATTTGATTTAAAGGATAATATAGTATACCTTGTAGAAGGTAGATCTATTTATGCTGGTATATTACGATTAAAGAATACCGTATCCTACGAAGATTACATAAAATTAGAGGAAAGCAGATAAAAATAGAACTAAATAAGAAATAATACGTTATAGTTAGAAACTAAGTAAAAAGAATATGGAAGATAAAGTACTAGAAACAGTAGTTAATGGCATTAAGTGGGAAGTATTGAAGGATGTGTTGGTTAAACCACTGCCTGCAATTATGGTTACTAAGGAGTTTACAGAACAAGTACCTAATGGTAAAGTAGATGAAGATGGTTTCAATGAGTATGATACTAAGACTGAAACCAAGGAAGTAGAATCTGATTGGGCTACAGGTATTGTGTTACAGATTCCTTCACACTTAACAGATGTCAAATTTAAGGTTGGTGATACAGTTGCTTATAATAAGAAGTTTGCAATGTATTTTGATCTACTAAAAGATACGCAATTGGTGAAACCTTATGACATTATTGCCGTTAAGTAATATAACAATCTAATTAAATTTTTCATAATGGAGAAGGCTCGACTTAGGTCGGGCTTTCTTTTTATATGTTAATTAATTGTTAACAAATGTTAAAAGCTATTAACAATTATTCACAACTAACGTTTTATAGGCATATGGAAAAATTAATAGTAGTGGGTCTCTGCTTTTCCATGATATGGCTTGCCGTATGGGGACTCAGTGATAAAAATAAGAAATAATATGGAATATACATTTAAGAAAGATTTTGGCTTTTTCAAAGCAAATGATGTACTTACTTGGGATGAGGATCTTAATGCTTTTACTATGGATGTAAAAGAAGATAACGGCTTCAGATCTGCTATGATTGATGCAAATACTGCTGAAGATCTGTATGAAGAAGGTCTATTGACAAAGGTTAAACCTAATATTGATAAGATCAGTGCTACAGTTAAATTCATTGACTCTTTACTTAAACAATACGAAGATGATTACGAAGAAGTAATGCAGAAGTATAAAGAAGGTAAAATTCAACCATGTGTTAAAGTAGAAGCTGAAACAGTATACTTCAACCTTACTAAAGTATTAAATAAAGTTAGAGAAGAATTGACAAATGAATAAATTGGTTAAGAGTGTATCTAAAACCGATTTGTTAAAGGAATTCTTAAAAAGCCTTAATGGCATACTTGATCTAACAGATAGAGAATTGGAGTTGTTAGCAACTTTCATTGACTTAGATGTTAACACTCCAAAACTCCCCAATATCCACAAGAATGTGATATCTACTGAGAATAGAAAGTATATTAAACGTACTCTGGGTATTACTCCAGATAACTTAAGTAGATACATATCTAAGTTTAAATCTTAGGGGATACTGATGAAAGGGAAGGCCGAGGATGAAGTGTTTGTGAATAAGGCTCTAATTCCTGAAATAATAGGTGATAGAGTACAAATCACAGTGATTCTAAAAGTAAAGAAAGATGAAGATGAGATCGTTGATGCTTGATGCAGGTTCAATTATACTATGGAAGGAATATAATCCTATTCGTAAGTTATGGAGTAAAGTAAGAAGAAAAACGCTGCCATTTAACCGTTTTACTATAGTAGGACAAAAGACAGAATTACTTACTACTGATAAACTTGAGAATGTAGTAGTTTACGAACCGATCAGAAAGTATAACAAATTAGAGAGTAACAAACTTATGACTATTACTTTTGGATTAGGTTCTTCAAAGGAATGGGATGAAGTAGTTACTATAATTAATATAGTACGACCTAATACACTACTTGCTACTAGTAGTATTGATAAGTGTAAGTACTATAAGAGAGTAGAATGGAATGAGAAACTAGACGAGTATATATACTAAACTCAGTAATAAGTATAACATACCATATCAAGTAGTAGAAGTAATATGCAATAGTCCTTTCAAGTTTGCTAATAAAGCAATAACAGAACTTGATCCCAAACCAGTTATGATGGCTTACTTAGGTAAGTTTAAAGTAAAGAGAAGACATGAAGAAGACGCCAAGAGTAGATAGATACGACCCAATAATATACCCTCGTAAATTATGGGTAACAGGAGATGTAATTGGATTAAACAAGATCTTTAAGTTTAATAAGTTAGATAATACTAAAGAGGAATGTGCATCAGCTTATGATGAACTTGTAGAAGAATATAACACTACTAAAGATGGATGGCTTACTTGTCCTGTAACACATAAAGCAACTGGTGAATACGGAGCCTTAGTAATAATAATGGATAGCAGTATAGAAGCAGGTGGAGAAGCCCACGAAGCAGTACATGTAGCTGATTATATATTTGACGAATTAGGAATGTATACACAGTCATTTGCAAATCATAATGAACAATACGCATACTTGGTAGGTTGGGTAGCAGGATGCATAAGTAAAACACTAGTAAATATAAAAAGAGAATATGACACACGAAGAGAGTCTGATGATGTGGAAGCTTGAAATGGAAAACTTCAATAAGAATATTGGGTTGGCTTCCAAGGATATGAAAAAGATGTACAGCATACTTGATACTGTAATTAATGAAGGTATTGTTACTTATGAAGACTTTACTAATGATATGATTGATGAACTTACTACTCTAATGGTAGAAGAAGGGAAATCAGGAAATGGACAGAAAGATAGAGCTACTGAGATTGATATCATATGTAAACGTTTAACTGAGAAGTATGAAGCAAAACATAAAGAAGGAAAGTCTGGAGCAGGAGATACAGAACTTTCAGCAGATAATACAGAAGTATTAGACAATGAAGAGTTACTCGAATCCGAATGTACCGATGAGGAGAGCAATGGAGATAGTACAGAGATTGAATAAGGAGAAGTATTTAGGTTATAGAATTGATTGATTATGGTAAAATATTGTGCAAAAATAAATAATGCTAATATCTACAAAGTAGATTTTGAGAAAGAAGAATTCGAGTCTGTTAGTTACTTCAGTGATATTGACTATCGTTATATTATACCAGAAGATGGTATATTAGAGATAACTGATAAGAACGGTAATAAGAAATCTATTGAAGTAAAACAGTATGATCTGCTACTTAAGATGTATAGTACTACTGGTGACTATGACGATAAAGAGTTTATAGTGATAGATAATCCAGAATTGAAAGACTATTATCGTAGAAGAATTGAGAGACTGGAAGCTGATAGAAAAGCAAGAAAGGTGACAACAGAGGAAAGATGTTGTTGCGATTGTGAACCTGTAGAAGCAGCATAATGGAAAAGATACTGGTAAATAGATATGGAGAAGCTATTAGTTTTAACACTGATCTAAATGCTATTACTCCAATGTTAGCCAACATTGATTGCCATATATACAAAGCTGAAACAGACGGGCAAGTAATTACTTCAGATGAAGTAATAGACATTAAAAAAGGAGAATTCGCTCTTGTTTGTGTATGCTGGAATAATGGTAAGAATGTTGTAAAGGCCATTGTAATATCAGATCCGGCAGCCATACACGACTTAGGAGAATGGTACGAATTTGAATTAAATAAGTATAAGTCAAATGAATCTCGTTGATATAGTAGGAGGTAAGGTTGTAATACACCCAGATCTGTATTTCATACCAGCATTCAAAAGACTATACGAACATGATACTTCGGAAGACAAAGTTCATCAAGAGCTTGTTATTACTTATATAGTACTTATGCACAAATGGAGTAGTCCATATAAGAAGAGTATGGATGCTCATACTAGAGAAATAAGGCTCAAAGAACAAGTATTTGAAGATCCAAGCTATGAACTTACTGAGGAAGAAAAGGTAGCTGAACAAGAGTACATAGATTGGCAAAATACTAGAATACTAAAGATGCTAGACGCTCAAATGAACAAATTAGACTCAGTTACTAAGTGGTATGAAGAGTCATTAGATGATTGTTTGGATGAGAAGAAGATCAAGGATCTACTAGCTGGAATGGGTTCTACAGCTAATACTATTAAAAGTATAGAAGCATTAAAATCTATGGTTCAAGCTGAGGAATTAACTATGGGTAAAGTAAAAGGAGATGCCAAGGTTAATCCTTATGAGTTGGCAGGATAATACAGTAAAGAACAACATAAAATAAACAACACGTTATAAGTGTTATAAATTTAGACTAAATATGAAAAGAATGATTATTTCGATTGATGCAACACAAGGTGCAGAAAAATTTTGGGAAGAAATTAATGAAGCACACGAAGCTATAATGAAGGCGAAAAAGCCTTCATTGTGGCAAAGAATTAAATCTTGGTTCTAATACCAGAAAAATAAGGACAGGGAAGGGTTAACTTCCCTGATATATTGCCCTATGGTGTAATGGTTAGCACAGGAGGCTCTAACCCTCTTAGTCTGCGTTCGAGTCGTAGTAGGGCTACCAATTTTGGATAATATGGAAAAAGTTAAAATAGGATAGGGACTTTTTACTGGGGTGACTCAAATAGATTATGCTGAAGTAAAGCATTATAATAAACTTACATTAGAGATGCTTAATAAGATATTAGAAGAAATATTTAATGAAAGAGGAGCACTAACCAAAGATACAACAAAATGGAACTAAATAAATGGTAGACTTCAATAAATAGATAAAAAACAGCAATAAGTTTAGACAGCCGGCTCTGAGATTTCTCGAAGTCGGCTCTTATTGTTAGTACCCAGAAGGTACATCAGAGTACTTTAAATACTGGGACGAATAGATGGACAGATGTAAATATGGTTATACAGCTGATGATGGAGATTTTATCAGTGGGTATAACTATTTTTATTTAAACTTCTGTCCCATTCAAAGAATTATCTATACTACTATAAACAATCCAGATGGATCTACTAAGACAAAAAAGACACGTGATCTATAGTTTCCAGATTTCTACGATTACGACTATTACTTCTTTCAAGCAGTAGAAGATGCTGAAGGAGAAGGTAAACACTTATGTGCATTGAAGAGTAGACGTAAGGGTTACTCTTATAAGAATGCAGCCATGGCTTGTCGTAACTATTACTTATTTGCTGGTAGTAAAACATACATATATGCTAGTAATAAACAGTATTTAACAGAAGACGGTATTCTTACTAAAGCATGGGACTATATGGACTTTATAGATAAGAATACAGCTTGGGGTAAGAAAAGATCTGTTAATACTTAGATGCGTAAACGTGCTGGATTCTTTACTAAAGATGAGTATGGTAATGAGATAGAATTAGGTTTTAAGTCAGAAATAATTGGTGTTACTCTAAAAGATAATCCTGACATAGTTCGTGGTAAAGCTGGTAAATTAATTATCTTTGAAGAAGCTGGTTCATTCTCAGAACTAGGTGCTGCATGGCAGATTGCTAGACCGTCTGTAGAGCAAGATGGCATGGCATTCGGTACTATGATTGCATTCGGTACAGGTGGTGACGAAGATAGCCATTTTGAGACTCTTAAAGATATGTTCTATAATCCAGATGGTTATAACTGTATAGGATTTGATAACATATGGGATGAAACTCCATCAGATAAAAAGTGTGGATTCTTTATACCTCAGTATACTAACATGGACTTCCGTGATGATGCTGGTAACAGAATATACATGGACAATGATGGAAATACATTACGTAGAAAGTCAGTAGAGTATATATTAGCTGAGCGTAGAAAAGTAATAGAAAATGCTACTAACTCTGTAGCAGTAGATAGATACGTTGCAGAACACTGTATAACGCCCTAGGAAGCGTGTTTGGAGTTTGGTGGTAACATATTCCCTAAAAAGGAATTACAAGAGCAATTAGCCAAAATACGTATCAATAAGAGCCTTAGTAATATGAAACAAGTAGGTGATCTAGTATGGGAAGCAGATGGATCACTTAAATGGGTTATTAAGAAACACGGCGATATTACGCATTATCCTTTGAAAAAAGACGATGATCCTACAGGTTCAATAGTAATATGGGAACACCCAATGAAAGATGCTCCTATAGGACTATACATATTAGGAGTTGACCCATATGACCACGATTAGTCTGGTACTAACTCATTAGGATCTACATTCGTATATAAGCGATTCTAGGACTTTGAGAACTATTATGATATAATTGTTGCTGAATATACTGGACGTCCGTCAACAGCTGAAGAATACTATGAAAACCTGCGTAAACTAGCAGTATACTACAATGGTAGGATAATGTATGAAAATGAGCGTAAAGGTTTATTCCCTTACTTTACTGCTAAGCATTGCGATTATCTATTGGCTGATCAACCTGATATTATCTCTGATATAGTAGGTAATACCAAAGTATAGAGAAAAAAAGGTTGTCATATGAATAAACAGATTAAGCAATGGGGTGAAGGCTTAATCAAAGATTGGCTAAACGAAGAACAAGCGCCTGGTAAGAAGAACCTACATAATATACTATCAGAGCCGCTATTAGAAGAACTTATAAGCTATAATGACACTGGAAACTTCGATAGGGTCATGGCGTTGATGCAAGTAATGATTTATAGAGAACAGCTCTATAATGTAAAGGTTAAAGAGAAGAAAAAAGAGAATAAGAATAGGATACTATTTGAAGGTCCTATCTTTACTCAAGAATGGTTTCATGACGATGAATCCATTGATAATCTAAAAGCATATATGTTTTAATTATGAGAAATATCAATCAGTTTCCAATATAGAAATTACCATCTTCTAAGAAGACACAAGACTGGAAAGAATCTTGTGTAGACTATATTATAGGTAGAAGTATGGGAGGTTCTAGAAATGGCAATAACAGAACTCGCAAAGAGGAAATGTAGACATACTATGATCTTTATAATAGTATATACAATGAGAAAGATCTAAAGTATGTTACTAATCCATTTAAGCAATAGGATGGATTTCCTGCAATGGCATAGGATTATAATATAGTTAAGCCTAAGATTGACCTACTATTAGGAGAAGAAACAAAAAGACCATTTAACTTCAAAGTAGTACGTACTAGTGAGATAGCTACTAGTGAGATGTAGGATAAGGCTAAAGAACTCCTTATTCAGTACATACAAGCTACTATCATGAGTAAGCTAGGTCCAGAAGAACAAGCTAGATATCAGCAAGCATTGCAGTCTGGTGAGATTATGCCTCCTGAATAGATACAGAAATACATGAGTAAAGACTATAAGGATATAGCAGAGATAACTGCATACCATAGTTTGAATTATTTAAAGAATAAACTTAACATTACACATGAGTTCTATAAAGGCTGGAAGGATGCACTAATAGGCGGGGAGGAGATCTATTACGTAGGTATACAGAATGGTAATCCCTGCCTAGAGCGCATTAATCCTATTTACTTTGATTACGATACAGATACTTCAGACTTAGAGTATATCCACGACGCTCAATGGTGCGTATATGAGATGAAATTATCTGCTACTGATATATATGACCGGTATTATGACAAACTATCTGAGAAGCAGCTAAATCAGCTCCTAGACATGATGGATGATACGTCTAAAGGAGGGTTCAATCCTGAAGTAAGAAAGACATCGTTAGACTACCCACATATAAAGACTCATAGTATTAATGGGTTTACATCTAACCCGTTTGATAGTACTAATGCAATTAGTGTATGGCATTGTTGTTGGTAGTCATTTAGAAAGATAGCCTTTGTTACTATTGCAGACCCTGAAACAGGAGAACCAGTAGAATATATCGTAGATGAATCATACAATGAGACAGGTACTGAAATAAGTGTAGAATGGAAATGGATCATTGAGACATGGGAAGGATATAGAGCTGGAGATGACCTTTACTTTGGTATGGGTCCTATTGAGTACCAACACGTATCTGCTGATAATCCTAATGCACAAAGATTGCCATATACTGGAGTAATATACAATAATACCAATAGTAGACCTAGATCATTAGTAAGTATGATGAAACCATTACAGTACATGTATATTGTACTTTGGTATCGTCTAGAACTTGCTATGTCAAGAGATAAGGGTAAAGTAGTAAATATGGATATTACTTAGATTCCTAAGTCTATGAATATAGACGTAGCTAAGTGGATGCATTACTTATCTGCACTTGGAGTTAACTTCATCAACCCATATGAAGAAGGTTGGGATATACCAGGTAGAGAAGGTGGTAAACCGTCATAGTTCAATCAGATCACAACATTAGACCTTACTATGGCTAATACTATTGATCAGTATATAGCATTGATGGATAAGATAGAAGCCATGTTGTCAGAGATAACTGGTGTATCTAAACAACGTGAAGGTTCTATTTCATCTAATGAATTAGTAGGTAATGTAGAAAGATCTGTAGTACAATCAGCTCATATTACAGAGCCGTGGTTTTGGGTTCATAACCAAGTAAAGAGAGAGTGTTTGATCATGCTATTAAATACAGCTAAGTATGCTTGGAAGGGTAGTAAGACGAGTTTGCAGTATGTATTTGATGATGCTACTAGAGCATTTATGACTCTTAATGGTGATATGTTCTATGAAGATTTTGATATATTTGTAGAAGATACTACTAAGAATCAACAACAGATAGAAGCCCTTAAGAATCTTATGCAACCTGCCATGCAGAATGGTGCTAGTTTATTAGATATTGCTGAAATCATTACTCTGGACAATGTCACTATGATCAAGAATAGATTAGAGGAAATTGAACAGAAACGTATGGAACAACAGCAAGCTATGGAACAAGCACAAGCTGAACGTGAACAGTAGATGTTACAAATGCAGAATGAGGTTAAGGAAGAAGAGTTAATGATCAAAGAAGCAGAAATGGATCTTAAGAAATATGAGATTGATCAGAATAATGCAACTAAGATTACAGTAGCTCAACTTAATGCTTATAGAGGTTTGGAAGATCAAGATCAGAATGATAATGGTATTCCAGATACTATGGAAATAGCAGCACAAGCACTTGAAGAGAGAAAGCAAGCATCAGAAGAAGCTTCTAAACAGTTTGAGTTCAATGCTAAAATGCGTGAACAACAATTGAAGAAGGAGATAGAGGATAAGAAGATTGAACTTGAAAAACAGAAATTGCAAGCTCAAAAAGATATCCAAAAACAAAAAGATGATGCGGCTCTTGAAAGAGAAAGAATTAAAGCTAGAACAGCATTAAAGAATAAAGTAGCGGGAGAGAAATAATATGAGAGTAATACAGAATAAATGGATACCTTTTAAGGGTTATAAATATATAAATCTATTTGGCTTAATATTTACTATAGATGCATCTAAAATAAATGCTAAAGAATATAATCACGAGAAGATTCATTTGAAGTAGATGCAAGAGATGCTATGGTTACCATTTTACTTATGGTATGGAATAGAGTACTGTATTATTAGACTACTTAGATTCTTTGACAAGCAAAATGTAGTATATCACGATGTTAGCTTTGAAGAGGAAGCTCACAATAATGATGATAACTACACTTACCCTGAGACTAGGAAACATTATTCTTGGTTGAAATATTGTAAAATTAAAAGTTATAAGGAGGATTAATTATGGGATGCAAGAAAGGCGGAAAGAAACCTGTAAAGAAATAAGGTTATGGACAGACAAGCATTTAGAAATAGGATGCAATAGTTGAAGTAGTACCGGGAGTAGAATCCCGGTAAGACTTACCTTGACTTTAAGAAGTATGCTGAAGGAGGAGAGATACCACCTAACAACAAACCTATAATTCCTGAAGAGCCTCAACCATATAAAGGTAAATTATATAAAGATAGATATGGACGTAAGTATACTGAAGATCAGTTGGCTGATTATTATGACAATAGTAGTGATGAGATTGATAGATTCACTGGGAAACCATTCGTCAGAGGATTAAAGCCAGTAGGAGATATTGAAGATGCTGCAAATGCAACACCTGTACGAATGTGTAGAAGATCCTAGTTTCGATAGTAAAACGTATGTAGCTAAACCCGAATATATGATAGGCATACATCCAGAATTTTCTCCAGATTTATCATAGGTTTAGATAGATAGCTTAAAAAATCCAGATTTATTTACTAAGGATGAGCTAATCAGAATATTGAACACATTTATATTAGAAAATTATGAATTGGAGATAATAGAAGATGAGCGACCTAATAGACATGGCACTGATAATGCCGGAATATCCGATTCCGAAGTATAAAGACGGAGGGATACATATCAAGAAAGAAAATAGAGGTAAGTTTAATGCCTTAAAGAAACGTACTGGTAAAAGTACTGAAGAACTTACACATAGTAAGAATCCACTAACTAGAAAGAGAGCTATCTTTGCTTAGAATGCTAAGAAGTGGAAACATAAAGGAAGAAAGAAAAAATAAATCTAATTATATATAATTATGGAAGAAATTACATTAAACGGTTTTGAAGTATTTGAAGACTTTCTGCCAGGAGCTAATGTACCAAAAAAAGAAACACAGCAGACTGAACAGGAAGAAGAAGTTATTAATCCGGATATAGATGCTGCTGGAGAAGAATTGACTGACGAGGAACTTGAAGCATTACGTAATCCTAAAAAAGACAAAGAAGATGATAATTCGACTAAGGAGGATGAAAAGGAGGACACGCCTGCTAAAAAGAAGACCGGGAAGGATAAAGAAGTTGAAAAAGATGATAATTCAACTGGAGAAGACGAGGGAAGTACAGAAACTGAAGAAACTGATGATGACACTAATGCAGTGAGCGCATTCTTCGGAGTAATGGCAGAGAAAATGGGCTGGGAACTAGATGAGGAAGATGAAATCCCTTCTACTCCTGAAGAGCTTGTTGACTATTTTCAATCCGTAATCGAAGAGAACTCAGTACCTCAGTATGCCAGTGAGGAAGTAGAAGCATTGGACAACTTTGTTAAGAATGGTGGTAATCTGAGAGATTACTTTGAGATTGATGGAGAGCTTGATCTTGAAGAGATTAGTATTGAGGATGATGAAGTAAATCAGAAACTTGTAGTAAAAGAATTCTTGAAAGAAAAAGGATTTAATGCTAAACAGATTGAAAAGAAATTGTCCAAATATGAAGATGCTGGTTTGCTTGAAGATGAGGCTGAAGATGCTTTAGAAGCCCTCAAAGAGATCAAAGAGCAAAAGAAACAACAGCTATTGAAAGACCAAGAAAACCAAGCTAAGGCTGCTGCAAAGCGTCAACAGGAATACTTTAATAGCGTTGTCAACGAAATAAAAGGCATGGATGATATTCGTGGTATTAAGATACCAGAAAAAGACAAGAAAGCATTGTTAGAATATATCTTTAAGCCTGACGCCGAGGGTAAGACACAGTATTAGAAAGACTGGTCTAAGAGCGTAAAGAATTTGCTTGAATCCGCTTACTTCACTATGAAAGGTGATACTTTACTGAAAGCAGCTAAGAATGAAGGTTCTAATACTGCTATCAATAAGTTTAAGAGTAGTCTGAATAAGACTGGTGTAAGTAGGAGAACAAAGAAAACGGACAACACTAGCACTACAGATATGTGGAAGTCTTTTGCGCAACAGTTGCGTACAAATTAATAATAAACTAAATAAATTAAAATTACTAGTATTTTATGGATAATAATATTCTAAATAACTTAGTTTTATACAAAGGTAAATGGTTTTCAGACTTGATTGACACTGCCAAAATCAGTGCAGCTTCGCAATAGAACCCGTATCAGGTTGCTACCGTATTGTCTTATGTATTTGGAACTAAGGATAGCGGTTACAACACTTCCCTGGATATGTTGACAGGTGGTCTTGGTAACGTAATGACTATTGACCAACCGAGCTGGGAATGGAACGTAATGATTGATGCTGACAGAGCAGTAACTATTAGAGACGCAAGATGGAATGGTGCAGCTATTACTTCAGATTCTACACCGGGTCTGGGAAATACTCCTATCCAATTGTGGCTTGAAGATAACTGGTTTGGTCCTACTGCAATCTTGGAATTTGATGATAAAGAATACCAAGTACGTGTAGCAGGTGCTCCTTACCAAGATGGTAATCTTTGGGTATACACTTGTTTCGTAGCTGATGGTCAGCCGTCATCTTATATTCCTGCAGATCTGTTGACTCCGGGTTGTCAAGTATCTCGTCTTGCTTCTGCTGTAGAAGAATACAGTGAAGAAGGTGATATCCTGAACTATAGTACTCATTTTAAAATGCGTAATTATCTGACGACAATTCGTATTAACTATGATATTACTGGTTCAGCTTATTCTACTGTAATGGCAATTGCATTGCAGGATCCGAAAACAGGTAAGAAATCTTATCTGTGGGCAGATTATCAGGAATGGAAAGCCATGAGAGAATGGTATAAGAGATGTGAAAGAATGTTGGTTTACATGAAAAATAATGTAAACAAAGATGGTTCTTGTAACTTGAAAGGTACTAACGGTCGTCCGGTATTTATCGGTGCTGGTTTGCTGGAACAGATTGCTCCATCTAACAGACGTTATTACACTGAATTGACTGCAGAACTGTTGGAAGATTTCTTGTTCGACCTGTCTTACAATGTACTTGGTACTAACGAACGTAAGTTTGTTGCCTTGACTGGTGAAATGGGTATGAGAGAATTCGACAGAATCCTGAAAGAAAAAGTTGTTAACATGAACTTGATTGATACAGTATTTGTAACAGGTTCTGGTGATAACCTTACTTTTGGTGGTCAGTTCAAAACATTCAAGATGACTAATGGCATTGAACTCACATTGAAATACTTCCCATTGTATGATGATCTGATGTACAACCGTAAACTGCATCCGGTTACTAAGAAACCGTTGGAATCATATCGTATGACATTCCTTGATCTTGGTAGACGTGATGGTGAAGCTAACATCGTAAAAGTAGTTCGTAAAGATCGTGAATTCGTTACTTGGACTACTGGTGGTGCTGTTCTTCCGTCAGGTTATGGTAAATCAATCAATACTCTGAGATCTAATGGTAAGGACGGTTATACCGTTTACTTCCTGGGCGAAATGGGTATCATGTTGAGAGACCCAAGAGCTTGTGGTGAACTTATCATGGAAGCAGAGTAATTTACACTCTGGAATCCAAAATAAAGGGGCCTTCGGGCCCCACCTAACTAGATAATCTAATATTTGATATTATGGAAGTAATCGTTAGAATCATTAAAACAAATCCTTGGACCGGGATTACTAAATGGCCCACATGTTTTGATTATGTTGGATCTTATTGGACAAGATCAGGTAATCGTTATACAGGTCTTACTGAAGAACAAGCAAGACGTCTAGAAAAAGAAATTGGTTATCAGGAAGGAGAACTCTCTCCAAATAGTAATTATTGGAAGACATTCGCATGTCAGATTGGTAAAAAAGATTTGATCTTGCATACAGAAAATCCTTACGATGAACTGCAATATTTGTTCCTTAAAAGTCATAAAAGAGTAGCTAACGGTCTTAATAACATTAAACCATCTAGTGACTATGTAATGATTAATAAGGATAGTGAAGCTGAAGAAGCTAACAAGATCAATAAAGTTAAACGTGATGCATATAGAGAGATGGATAAGATGTCTATTGAAGATATGCGTAAGTGTTTGAGACTGTATGGTATTAAATCTGATACTATGTCTAATGAGCTTATTGAAGCTAAGATGACTGAACAGATCGAAAACTCACCTAAGAACTTTATGATGAAATGGGTTGAAAACCCTAATAAAGAAATTCACTTCGTAATCGAAGAAGCTATCTCTAAAAACATTATTAGAAAGAATAGAGCTAACTATTATTTTGGAACAGACTTGATTGGTAATGGTCTTGATGATGTAGTTGCTTATTTGAAAGATAAAAAGAATAATGATATTAAGATGGCAATACTTAATGAAATTAAGTCTAAATAATGAATAATCGTACTGCACATATTTAGTTTAAAGTTATCCTTGATAAGAATGCTTAGGGGGTTGCCTTCGGTGGTGCTCCCGCATTTTTACCATAGGAAATAGACTTATTTCTTAACCAAGGATAGGATGAGATCATAAGTAATAAGATTAGTGGTAACAACGTACTTAAAGTAGGATTTGAAGGTTCTCAATAGAGAATATCAGAACTGGATGCATTAGTACGTACAGATAAGAATGTAACTGCTAATAGAAGCGAATTCAATGAATTTGTATTAGATAATGTGCATAAGGACGGAGAAAGACTTACTATATGGAGTGTAATGCTGAAGTATGGTAATTATCCTACTAATTGTTTACTAGTAGATCATAATACAGCTGGATTATTTAAGTAGACGTATAATAATACTCCATGGGTAGAATATCCAGTATCTGCAATAGAGGATAATCAACTATTAATATATGTTGATCCTATATTGATGGAAGATGAGTTATACAGACCTACAGATAACAAATATGCTGTTGATATTACTTATATAAAGAAGCCTACTCCTTTTGATTATACTAAGCCAGACGAAGAGCTAGATTTACCTAATGATGTAATGACTGAAGTAATAAACAGAGCTGTAGTACTGGCATTAGAGAATATAGAATCACAAAGAACTGCTGGAAAGTTATAGTTAAACCAATTATCTGAATAATTATGCGTGAGAGAGATTTTCAAATACAGTTTGAAAGATAGTTGTAGACTTTAATACCTGGGTATAATACTACTACTAAACTTAATTCAGATACTATCTTTTCATATATAAATCGTGCTAAAGATGAGTATGTGAAATAGTTGTATAGAGTATTTCAGCAGAATCAAGAGATAACGGATAAATTACGTACATTGGTAGATAAGACTATCTATACTAAATCTGACTTTATGGTAGAGGATAATAGATGGTCAACTAGCTATCCAAATAATTATTTGTTTACTTTAGGTGAAGAAACATTTATTGATATTTATTCTAATGCTTGCCCATTGTTAGTAGTTAGAACCAGGGATGTGTTAGAAGCTACCATAGAAACAGTAGACAGAATTCTAGAAAACAGTCTGTCAGAATACCACCTCCACCACAATCAAGCCAGACCTGTTCGCTTATATACGGAGAACAAAATAGTCTTGATTACTGATGGTAATTATGGTATTACAAAATATGTTATGACTTACTTGAGAAATGCTAAAGATCTAGGTAAGGAATTAACTAAAGAATATACAGAGTTACCAGAAGTAACTCACCAAGAAATTGTTGATGCGGCAGTTAGACTATATCTGTCAGAAGCGGCTTCAACTAAATAGTCAGATAAATCTGACAAATAAAAAAGCGTTCATCGACGTGGAAATCTGAAATAAGGAAAGTAGAAGATGAATAAAGTTGATATGAGCGCGCATCGTTAAACTAAAATAATTTAATACAATGTTACAACACGTAGATTATATTCTAATCGGTAAAAATCTGCCAGCATCATATACAACTGCTGATGATTTGAGTGCAGGCGACGTTGCTTTGTTCGACCAGAATAGAGCTATCATTAAGACTGCTGCTGATGCAGTTAATGCTACTTCTCTTTACGTAGGAGTTGCTCAAAATAAGATTAATGTAACTATGCCAGATGGTACAGTTGCTCAGAAAGCTAATATTAAATTCGGTAATGAAATCCAAAAAGCTTCTAAACCGAGTGCAGTTATTGGTGAATATGTAGCACCTGTTCAGGACAAAATTGTTATTACTTTGACTGACGCTACTATCGTTGCTGGTCATAGATATGTTCTGAGAATGGTTTACAAAGATATCTATGAAGCTCCAGGTCAGTTCACACATACTTATGAAGTAGATGCTGATTCTGCTGATGCTGAAGCTTTGGCAGCTGCTATTGTTAAAAAGATTAACAAACACAAAAATCGTAGAATCCAAGCTCAGGCTTCTGCTGCTGTTATTACTTTGACAGCTATGGAAAAAGACGATAATGAAGGAGTTTACTCATTGAGTGAATACTCTGTAGTTAGCATGGAAGCTACCTTGTATACTACTGTTCCTGGTGCATTGCTGGCTAATCAGCCTACTGCAATCCCTGGTGCTACTATCGTTAAGACTCCTGGTAATCCTGGTAAAGGTTACTGGAAACAAGTACGTGACGCTGAAGTACGTTTCATGGGCTACCAAGGTCATGTATTTACTGGGGCTTATCCTGAAGTAGAACAGGCTAGAATGGTAGAAGAAGGTGCAACTTACGACTATATTACTATCGAAAACGATAACCTGTATTTGAGTAATGATAATCAATATATCAAAACTACTCCGCTTACTACTGAACTGTATGTTAAGCATTCAAGTGGTTTTGCTAGTTCTATCGTTGCTAAAGGTATCGAAGCATTTATCGCAGGTAAAGCAGCCTAATAATAAATTACTGTAATAACTAAGTGGGGCGGGTTGGATTATTCCTTCCCACTCCACTTTTTTTATTTTTATAATATGAATAAAATAGTTGATGCAAATATAAAGGATAATATACTGAAGTTTAATATTATAGCAGATGTATCCATTACCAATAGTTCACAAGTAATAGTATACATAAATGAATGCAGTAATATTAAGAACCTGTATAGTGATGATCCTAAGCTGCAAGATTATGTATTTGATTCTACGAATAGTGCCATATCTGTAACTCCAATTGTTAGAGAAGGTGAACCAGAACTAATTACTACTGTATATGCTTATGAAGTATCTATTACTTCTGATATAATTAGTAGTTTTGATTCTAACATGAAGTATATCAAATTATACTGCACTACAGAGAATTATGTTAACGATTACATAGATGGCATAATCTACGATCCTAATACGTTATATGAAGCAGAGATAAAGATGTTACATGGTTATTGTAACACTTGCTTAGATGATAAGCAAATGCAGAAGGTAATGATATTAGTCTTTAAAAGACAGCTTTTAGAATAGGCTATTGCTACTTCTCATAATAAAGAAGCTATGCAATATTATTTAGATTTGGTGCGCTTAATGGGCGTTAATGTTAATAAAAAATGTGATAATAATGGATGCTAGGAATGTAAAGTGTGCTTTAATGGGATGTGTTCCCTGTAATAAAAACTGCATCCAACCTCTTAATCAATTCTTCTATGTAACTGTAGATTACAAAGGTAATTTAGTAATAATATCTGACTATGTTAAATACCCTGAAGTAGAAGTGGACCCAGCTGATCAATAGATTACGTTCCATGATAAAGAGGTTACGGATTTCAATAAACCTGATACTAAACTGTTTTACAATGGAATACACAAAATTACTTGGTAAAGTAACCTTAACAACAGATGGTCTACACGATAGTGCTAGAACATATGATAGACTATGCTTAGTATATGACTCTGCATATAGATCTTTCATATCCATTAAAGATGTACCAGCTAACATTAGTATTGACAATAAGACCTATTGGCAACCATTAAACATAATTACAGCTGATAATGAGGATTTAATGGTAGATGAGAATCTACGTATTAAATTTGCAAATAAAGAGTATAACCCTACACAGAATAGTGGTATGGGTTATGTTATACTACGCAAGAGAAAAGATAATATAATCACATAGGAAGACTTCAGTCATGCTAATACTTTATATGTAGTAGAGTATGATTTCTACTTAGGTAGTAGTACTATTACTATGCCAGAAGGATGTGCAATATACTTTAAAGGTGGTACTTTAAATGCAGGTACTGTAGTAGGTACAGATACTATGGCATATGGTACTATAAGTAATAAAGGAGATGCTACGTTTGATGGTACTTGGTAGGAATCAGGTACAGGAAGTGGAGGAGATCTTAGTGATTTAGAAGAAAGAGTAAAGAGATTGGAAGAAGCTATGTTCCCATATAAATTTACAGTTAGTGGAGGTGGAGTATATAAGAAAGGCACTACTTCTTCAGTTACTGTTAGATGGTCATTTGTACAAGGTACTACGACTGCTACACCTGATACATTAACTATTAATGGAGAGTCTGTAGCTCCTTCATAGACTAGTAAGACATACCTAGATGTAGGTGTAGATACTGATTATGTGATCAAAGCCACTAAAGATGGGATCGAGTATACTGGTACAGTTACAGCAAGATTTGTTAATCCATCATACTTTGGAGTAGTTCCTAGTAACTTTGTACCTACAGAAGAACTAGTTAAAGAACTTAGTAGTGGTGATATTATAAAGAATACTAAGACTTACGCTACTCCTACATTTACACAGAATGCTTAGAAGAACTGTTATGCATATCCAAAAGCATTTGGTATGCTAACTGATATCAGAGATATGAGTAATCAGAATTTGAACGGTTCTTATGTTTATACTGAGATAGCAATTAATGATGAGATGTATTATGTATATGTTCTCAAAACGCCATCTACAGTAACAAATTACAAAATAATCTTTAATTAAAAGATATATGATACAAATTATAGATAACTTTGAACATAGAAGTAAACTACCTAATTTCGCCAGAGATCAATTCGATACCCTAGAAGAAATGAAGAATGTTCGTGATGAGGACATTGACGAAGGGCATATATCTTATTGTATATCAACAGATAAACACTACAAATTTAATGCTAGCAACGCTATTGATTAGTCTACAGGCAAGTGGCGCGAATTCAAGGGTGAGAAAGGTGATCCTGGAAAAGATGGTCAAGATGGGACAAATGTTTCATCTAATCTTACTGCATTCGTCTTTAAGTCTAGTGAAACTACACCAAGCAAACCCGTGGGTGGTAGTTGGAATTCAGATACTAATGTATTTACTCCTCCAACAGGCTGGTATACAACAGATCAAAACATGGTTGGTACCATCTGGATGTCATGGGCAGTATTTTAGACTACTGGAACTATTCAAGGGGAATGGTCTACGCCAGTTAGGATAACCGGTGAAAACGGTAAAGATGGATAGGATGGCAAATCAATAGAATTCATTTATAAGGTATCTAATAGAGTACCAAATAGTTCTGATAAGCCTAGTAGTGTAAATGAAGATGGTAGTGTGCCAGATGGTTGGACAGATCATCCTACTGGTGTAAGTGAATCTAATCAGTATGAATGGATGTGTGTCAGAACTAAAACTGATGATTTATGGTCTGATTGGAATGGTCCAACAGTATGGTCTAAATGGGGAGCTAACGGTAAAGATGGAGATGGAGTAGAATATATATACAAAAGAACTACTACTAACTTATCTCCAGATAGACCTACAGAAGTAAGTCAAGAAGATGACTTTGTACCTGAAGGATGGACTGATGATCCTACTGGTGTAAATGAGAATAACATGTATGAATGGGTATGTGTTAGAAAGTACAAAGAAGGAATTTGGGGCGAATTCAGTAATCCTGCTTTATGGGCAAAATGGGGAGAGAAAGGAGAACCAGGTAAGGATGGGAATGATGGTACATCTGTTAATATAAAAGGAGAAGTAGCGTCAGAAGATCAATTGCCAGAATCAGCTCAACCTGGAGATGCCTATGTAGTAAATGGAGACTTATATGTATGGGATGGATTAAGATGGAATAATATAGGTGGTATTAAAGGTCCAGCCGGTGATTCTGCTTATGTACATATAGCATTTGCTGATGGAGTAGTTACTAATGAATCTGGAACAGTTACACAAGTATACGGTTTTACAACTACAGGTTCTACAGTAGGTAAAGCATATATAGGTACTTACTCTGACCATACAGTTGCTGATTCACAAGATCCATTAGTATACAAATGGTAGAAGAATAAGGGTGATAAAGGAGATAAAGGCGACCAAGGTAATGAAGGGCCTTAGGGAGTACCTGGGGATCCAGGAGCCGATGGTATAACTCTTTATACATGGATTAGATATGCTGAGGATGCTAATGGTACTGGTATAAGTAATAGTCCAGATGGCAAGAGTTATATTGGACTGGCTTACAATAAAACCACTGCATCAGAAAGCAATAATCCTAGTGATTATACATGGTCAAAGATAACTGGTAAAGATGGAGTCGCTGGTCCTGCTGGAGAAGACGGTAAAACATTATATACTTGGATTAAGTACGCAGACACTATGCCTTCTTCTTCATCTAGTACTATATATGATATACCTAATGAAAATACTAAGTATATCGGTATAGCCGTAAATAAAGATACAGCATCTGAAAGTACAGATGCAATGGTCTATACTTGGAGTCTATTTAGAGGAGCAGATGGTACTAATGGAACAAATGGAAAAGACGGTAGAGATGGTAGAATCACATATCCAGCAGGTATATATGACGCTACTGTAACATATACAGCTACTGATACTAAAGCACCGTATGTATTATATGGTGATACATATTATGTAATGAATGTTACTACTAGTTGGACTGGTTCACAGAATGAAGGTAAAACTCCAGCAGATGATTATGAACAAAACGGTGAACATGCTACTTGGATACCTATGGAGAAATTTGAAGCAGTATATGCTAAATTATTGATTGCAGATAATGGTACATTAGGTAAGTTCGTGTTTAATGGAAATTACATGTTTAGTCAAGAAGGTGTTAATAGTGATGGAGATAGTTCTAATAATTATGAGGACTTCAATCCAGATAGCCCTGATTCAGGAAGTTTTTAGCCTAACTTCTATGTAAATGGACTTACAGGTAAAGTAGTTGCTAGGAATGCATATATAAAAGGTGCATACAAGGAACAAACTAAATTAGTAGATAATTCTAGTTATTCTTATGTAACACTAGGTGGAGGTAATATAAGTGTAAATAGAAGTGTAGATGATGTAATGGGGAAAGGTACACATCAACATATAAGTGTTGGTAGTGGTTGGATATACGATATTGCTAGTGCTGAAAAGCAATGGTCGGCATATACTGTTACAAATATATCAGATACCCCTCTTTTGATAACAAATTACTTTTCCGGTTGTTTCAAAGCTTTTTGTTATCTTGGAGATTTGTATTATGGAGTGATATTACCCTCTAAATACAGTTCTGTTACATTAACAAAGATAAGAGTACCGGATAGTACTGCTGTTGATTTCGATGGAATATCTAATGCTGGTTATGTAGATGAGTTAGTGTTGATAAGTCCAAATCAAAATAGGGTGGTTTCTATTGTAGATGATTGGACTGTAGGAAGTGTTACTTATAAAATGTTACAACTCTAATGAAAAATGCGATAGATAAGCAATTGAGATATTCTGTTAAAATAAATTACAGAGATGTTTTAGCATCTATCTGTGTAAATGAACTGGCATCTTTACTTAGTAAAGTAGATTTTGTTCAAGATCGGTAGATGCTGAAAGCTATGATCTGTCATTGTGAAAGACAGATAGGGACCGACATTCCACTAGGATTTACTACTATATGTAATCTGTTCACTCCTTATACAGAACCTGAATGTTTACACGGTAGAGTAATATACAACCTATTCCAATTAGGAGGAGGTATAGAAGAAGCTCCTATTGATGGTAAGTAGTATGCTAGACAGAATGCTAAATGGAGTGAAGTTACAGGCGGAGGTGGTGGTGAGATGGAAACTAACTTACCATTAGTTAAACCGACTCTCATAGCTACATGGATCAATACTAGAACAGGTAATAGTAGTAACTCATTATCTATAACTGGTGAGATAGGTGATAAATATAAATGGAGTGGTAGTTATATGTGGACATCTAAAGAGAATTACAAGAACCCAGAAGAGATCGAAAGTAATGTGTTTAATAAGTTAACTGATGATGGAGAATTGTCTTCACTAGTAGAAATGGAAACATTGACTAATGCAAATTACTATGTTACTCTTAAAGCTCCTAAGACTGGCTATGAAGTAATTAATGGTTCATTAGTACCTGCAACAGGTGATGATAAAGAAACTGCTACAAGTAGTGTTACTTTTTTATACCCAGCTTATTACGGAGTAAAAGGTAACTTAAAGAAGCAATTAGTATCTAGTTAGAATATAACTATAAGTAATGTCACTACTAGCGGCAGCCAATACTTTATATATAAGTACCCTAGTAACTTCCCTAAATTAACTACTATTACTTAGAACGATGCATATAACATTACTCAAGCTTTCAACTATAGTGAGGAAGAATTTGTAACAGATACTGGACTTAAACTAACAATGAGAGTATATACTTCTGCTAATCCAGGAGCGTTTACTAATGCTAAACTAAACTTTAAATGACAGAGAGTATAATCACATTCCCGTCGAAGATTGGTAGTAATAACCCTAAAGCCTATGGAGCTATTAATGCAACATAGGTTTCTGGGCATAAACAAGTTGCTACCACTAGTGATCTATACACTATTCCTGATTCTATACTTAGTGAAAGTAAAGATAATACTAATAATGACGCTATAGGTTAGGAATGGTATGTACAAGATAGGCATACATACTACCGATTGACCAGTTGGGAAAATAGAAATAATAGTAAAGGTTGGTCTACTGGCGGCGATGATCATAATAATACTAACATTGTTATATCTGATACTCCTCCCTTAGACATCAACGATATATGGGCAGATGATTCAGAGAAGTCCATACCAGAGTATGTAAATGAAGATTTACAGAGTCTTATACAAGCTGTTAATGCTATTCAGAAGACTATAAAGAAGTATGAATATGCATTCAATAACTAGTTAAGTTCTGGTGACTTTACTAATAATGCAGCTGACGAGATTACTAAAGTAACTCCAGAACAGCCTGTAGAATATTAGGAATAGAATCTAAAGTATATAGGAACCAATACTCCTAGAGATCCAGAGTATCCGGCATACTCGGAAGAGATGATACCTAATCTTAAACACTTATGTATTAAGGCTGGTAAGTATACGGATCTATTAGAGAACCAAGATAAATTTTTAAATAACGAACTATTGTGGTGTACCGATACCCAAAGACTTTATATCAAGAGTGAAGGAAGTCTAGTCTGGATTAATAAATCTGGTAGTGGTGGAGGTGAAGACCCAGACCCAGGAGAAGAAGGCATGACTAAAGACGATTTAGATAAACTAGACTACATTGGATTTGTAGCACCTAGTGGACAAACTTACCGTGTTAAAGTAAGTAATGACGGTAAGCTTATTATATACATGAAAGAACTTGATACACCACAAGCAGAACCAACAGGAGGACAGACTGATCCTTCTACAGGTTGGGTGTATGTAACATCTCTGTACTTACAGAAGTTGTACATTAATAGTTTATACTGTGGTGGATTAACCGCAGATGAACACTCATATAACTATTGTTCTCATAACTTTGTAGAACTGTCCAACTTAACTGATGCTGATATCAACCTTAATGGTTTATCATTACAGTATTCTAGTGGTGGAACTAACTGGGAAGTTCTTCCTCTTGAAGGGCTAATTAAGAAGGGAGAGACATTCCTTATTAGAGGTGCACAGTGTTCAGTAATGGATGCTAATACTACGCGTATCAAAGTAAACAGTTATGATATGGAGTGGTATGCTAAGGATGGAGAACTGATTAAGTTTGATAATACTAAAGCTAAGTTCTACCTCACTTGGGGTGATACTGCTTCTAAGGTAGCATCTCCATATAGTAATGTAGGAGGTAGTTATAAAGTAAGTAAAGGTTATATCGACTTAGTAGGTTTGAATAAGGAGAATGCAGGTGATGCAGATACTATTGATGCTAAAGAAAATAATCCGTATGCTTACCTTAACTCTAATAGACTGTTTACTAAGTATTATAGTATGGACCCAGTAAGTCAAGCTACTAAATCGTTGGATAAGAGAAATAATGCCAATGATTGGTATTTCGTAGATTTGACTAAAGATATTATTCCTATGATAGAATCTTATACTCCTAAGGCTACTTATGAGCATAAAAATATATTCTATAATAAAACCAAACTAGATACTACTAAACCGAACTATATTACATGTACTTTTGGTATTCAAGCAACTGCTCCTAATGCTACTAGATGCTTTAACTGGATATCTACTGAGTATCATGACGAATTCTTATGGTATAAGAAGCAAGGAGAATCAGAATGGAACAAAGTAGAATCATTCAAAAATGAATCTGGTATTAGAAAGTATTATAATAGAATTAGATCTGAGTTTACCGATGGTACAGCATTCACTACTCATAAAGTAATAATCAAAAATCTAAGTGCTGGAGTATATGATTACAAGGTAGTTAGAGATGAGAATTACGAAAGTGAAGTATTACATTTTACTGTACGTGAAGGATCAGATGAATTCACCTTTGTTCAAGTATCAGACCAATAGGGATTTAGATGGGATGAATATCAGATATGGAAATCATCTGCTGAATACATCAAAGACAATGTAGCTGATATGGAGTTCACAGTAAATACTGGCGATATGACTCAAAATGGTAATCGTGTTAACGAATGGATTGACTACTATACAGGTAGACAAGCTATGAAGGATTTCGAGGAAATGCCAGTAATTGGAAATAATGACTTGTGTCCTGCCAACATTTATCAGTTAGGTAATGGAGGTGATAGTTCAAAGATTAATCCTAAGAACTTATCATTCTTCTATACTTTTGAAATGGATGAAGAGAATCCTCCTATTTTCAACATTGAGGGTAAGGAAGTATTCATTGATTCTCTATATTCATTCAATTATGGCAATGTACACTTCATGGCTATCAATTCTGAGATTACAGATGGTACTGAGAAGAATGTGTATGGACTAAGTACAAACGGTTTGGTATACTCTAATATGAAAACATGGTGTCAGAACGATATTAATAAGAATTCTGATAAGACATGGAAGATAGCGTTTACTCACGAGTTACCATTTACTATTATTACTCAGAATGTAATTAGTAATTTCTATTGGGATAATACAGAAAACAGTAAGATTGAAAGATCTGGTAGTCACTTGAACTATAATACTACAGCTGATAATAAGTACTGGTTTAGTAAATTCTGTTAGGAGAATGATATTAGATTGGCTATAGGTGGACATAAACATACATATGCAGCTACATTCCCATTGAAGGAGAATCCAGCTAGCACTATGAAACCTATTATTCAAGTAACAGCAGAGATGCTACAAGAATCATTTGGTACTACTACTCTTGCTGCCGATAATTCAGATCCACAACTAGAAGGTCAATTATTCCCATCTACATGGATTGGTAATGATGCATATAAGACTCAGAAGCACTTATGTACATTTGAGTTAGTAGATAAGATAACTGCTCCTGTATACATTACTAATCAGGCTACAGGTTATAAGCATACTTCTAATAAAGAGTTGCCATCTCCTTATACTCCTTGGGATCACTACTTCTTCCCAGCTACTATTACTTAGACAAGTCAAACAGATATTACAGCTAAAGTAAATGCTGGGCAAAGATATCCTTTCTATACTATTTATAAAGTATCTGCTAATAATATTCAATGTACTACTAAGAAGATTAACTATTTATTTACAGAAGCAGGTAAGTACAATGTGAATATACCTAGTAGCAGCAATCCTCCTACAGCTATAGGTGGTAATGGAGAAATTAACAATGGTAATGATATAATAGTTATAACAAAATGAATTTAAAAAAGTATAACGAATCTACCGGTACTTGGGACATAATCTCTTCTGGAAATGCTTCTGGTATTATGGTTACTGATCCTCACTTTCTAAGTGAAGGAGAGACTTATAAGTCTGTTAACCAAGTATTAGTCGATATGGATGATAAGGTTGAAGAAACGAAGAGAAACCTAAGCTGGGTAGTACTCAATGGTACTATAGGTGGAGGAGGAGGCGGTGGAGGTTCCACTGCTTCCATCCGACTCACTAATGGTAATATTACTACTAGTGAAGGAGTAAATTACTTATACTCTACTGAAACTAGGATTGTACTTAACTATTTGATTTCATCTACGAAACCTAATGAGAAGTACAATATATCAGTATCACTTGATGGTAATATTATCATATCTAACTAGGTAGGTTATTCATCGGTACAAGGAACATTAGAGATACCTAATATTGCACAATTCTCTAATTCAGCTAGTCATAGCATTGTAGTTACTGCTGAAGATGCTGAAGGCATACCAGTAAGTCCTTATCTACTTACTGTAGTAGAGTCATCTATTAGTTTAACATCTTCAGTTACTTCAGTAACAGCTACTATTGGTTTGCCTTATAACATTACTTATAGGATAACGAATAAGGTATTAGGATCTGAAACATCTCTAATTGTTACTAATACTACTAATGGTATATCTAAGAGTTATTCTGTAGGAAAGTTTACTTCAGTAGAACCTAAATTATTGGATGTAAACTTCTTTGACTTATTTGATGGAGCTACTCCTACAGCTGGTAGTTCTTATACTATATCTGCACAGGCTACTACTTCTGTAGATACACAAATAATTCAATCTGATACCATTACTAATAAAGTAGTAGTAGAGGATGGTGAGACTCTAGTAGTATTAATAGATGGTATTACTACTTAGACTGATATAGAAGCAGGAATTGAACCTACTGAGTTCGCACAGTCTGGTAATATATCATTCTCCTTTACTCCTTACTTAGCTGGTGTATCTATTATATACTATGCTCTAAGAATATAGAGAGGAACACTTACTACAGATATAGGTACGTTTGATGCAGATGAAACTAACTTTAACTCTAACAACTACGTGTTGAGAGGTAAAGCTCAAGTATTCAGTTGGTCTATACCACAAGAGGAAAACTATCTAGGAGACTATATTATTACCTTAAGATGTTGGTCTGAAAAAGGTAGTCTTATTACTGATACTGTTCTTAGATGTAATGTTATTGCTGCTGACTAGAGCCTTATACCTACACAGAATCCTAACAGTACAATGTACGCTCAGTGGAACATTAAACAAGCTACATTCCCATAGGAGACTGCTGCTAAGGTTTGGCCCAGTGTAGTACCTAATTTCATCATGCCTGGTTAGCAAGAAGAACAATCAGTTACTACTAACTTAAATGTATATGATACTAATGGTATACTGTCTGGTTTCCTTAATGAGAATGGTTAGAGTAAGTTGAGACTGTCTGGTGAAGCATATGCTGTAGTTGATCTATAGCCATTCGCAGCAGCTACTTCTACTAATGATAACTGGTCCAGATTAGGGTTTACATTGTCTACTACATTTAAAACAGACCTACATCCTTATAATGATAGAACTGTATTCTATATTGGTGACTATTCATCTGATGGAGAGTTCCAAGAAGGTATTATAGTAAGTCTAGAAGATGTTGTATGGAAGTACACTGATGGTGCTATTAAGGAAAGTATATCCTGTAAGATACAACAGAATACTATTAATACTCTAGACTTCGTAGTAGACCAAAGTAATAAAGAAGTAAAGATCTTTGTTAACGGTGTATTGAATGTAGCTAGAGAGATCAAGGATAACTTTACATGGAATACTTCAAGTAAGATATACTTAGCATGTACTTATAAGAATGATAGACCTTCTAACTTCAGTGATGTAGAGTTCTATGAAATGAACCTGTTTAGAAGTCCGTTGAACGATAAACAGATAGTTATCAATGCTCTTAACGCAAGAGTTAGATCTACATTAACTAGTACAGGTTCAGTAGACTTCGTAGAGTATAACAACCTTAAACTGAAGAACTTCTTTAGTATTACAGAGAATAGTAGTTCATCAACTCTATGGGATGATTCAACTGGTACATACGCGAAGTTAAACTTTAATAGTTTAATTGGTGATGTTAATAGAAAACCACCATTGCCTGTAGTATATATAAACTGTTCTAACTCTGGTTTTACTAAAGCAGTATATGAAGCTATTGGTCCTAATACTACTATGTACAATGGTTGTACATTCAGTTATTTCGATCCAGATTCATCAAGTGGTTCAGCTGTATCTACTACAGAAATGTCTATACAGATACAGGGTACATCATCTACTGGTTATAGAAGTAAGAACTTAGAGATAGCATTTAACAAAGTAATTACTGACGATGAAGGTAAGACTATTGGACCAGAGTTATTCCAACCTAAGTCTACGTGGATGCCAGAGAATTAGTTTACTTTGAAAGCTGACGTAGTAGACAGTGCTCATGCTAATAATGCTTCTATAGGTAAGTGGATTAATGATAATGCAGATGTACTGTTTGATAAGACACCACCCATGTAGGAACTTGAAGCTAGACGTCCTGTAGACTCTATTACTCCAAGTTAGACTCATACTGATGTAACTATCAAGCATACACTAGAAGGTTTCCCTGTAATCTTACTTATCCAGTTCGATGGTACTAGTACTCAAGAGATGTTGGGTATCTACTCATTCAATTTAGGTCGTGCAGCATACTATAATATGGGTATGAAGTTCTTAAAGAACTTTACTACTAAGATTAAGAATGTAACAGGTGAGTACGTTGATCAACCACTTCCAGCATTCATAACTAAGTATGAAGCATATAAAGTAAATGAGAATTTTGGTAGTATCAATCAACAGTAGATATACTCATATGAGTTTGGTGATAACGCGAATATCATCGAGACAGCCGAAGGTATACAACCCACTGCATTGTTCATGCAGGATGACTTAACTGTTATCCAACACGTAGGAGAGTTCAAGTTTAATGGTGCTACTTAGGATGCTACAGCTGTAACCGATAACAATATATGGTAGAGACTACAGTTACTATTTACTACTCTAGCTGGTATGACTGGTGAAGAGATAGATAAGTATAGGTGGAATACTATCAACAAAGGTTATGAAAAGACTGGAGCTACATACCCTGCACAGCAATCATGGTCAGCATTAGCTGATGATCTTACTTTAAGATTGAGTATACGTAATGCGTATTCATACTTTATGATATGCGTAGTGTTCGGTCTAGTAGACTCATTAGGTAAGAACATGGTATTACGTTCATGGAATGTAGGTGGATCTACTACAGACCCTAACATGAACAAATGGTATCCTTGTTTCTACGATATGGATACAGCCAATGGTCTAAGTAATACTGGTGAGGAGAATGTAGCTAAGACAGCATACATTGATGGATTTAGTAATGCAGATACTACTACAGGTGTTAACTCGTTAATCATTAAACAGAATGATCCTAACAACGGGTATGATGAATACTCTAGTAGATTATGGGATGTACTTAGAGATAGTAGATTCATAAGTACTGGTGTATATTCTGGTAGTGATTACAATGGTCTATGGGATCTCTGGAGAACGAATAGCTCGCTTCTAACGAGTTCTTCTATGTTCGTAGAGAATTACTTCAGTTCTCAAACTAAAGACTGTGGTGAGCTTCTATACAACTATGACTATCGTGTTAAGTATCTGACTAAGTATCAGAAAGATGATGATAGTCCAGCTTCATACGCGAACGTAGAGTTCTTGCACGGTACTCGTAATGACTTTGTTAGAGACTGGTTGAAAAAGCGTTTAACGTTTATGGATGGTGTATTCTTGTTTGCTAACAATAATGTTATCTATCCATATAATGAAAAAGGTTCATTCAAGTGTGGTGGTGCTTAGACTAACAACTCTAAGCTAACCGTTAAGATGAACAGTCCTGCTATACTTACTGTGAATATTGGTAATGCTGCTGGTAGTGAGACTAGGTATTATGTTGAAGAGAATGTAGATACAGATATCTACTTGCCATCTCTTTCATCATTTAATACTCAGATCACTGTTAACAACATGTCAGAGATTAGTAATATGAAGGGACTAGATGTAATATGTTTCTAGGGTTTCATGACTTCTATGTCATTACCTAGTATGTCTGAAATAGATATATAGAATACTAGTACACTATCATCTAATCCTATTGACTTTGCTACTATATTTGTTAAGAAACAAGATGGTCAATCTGTATCTGATATTAGACATATAAATTTATCTAATACTAATTTCTGGTCTGGAAATAGTGGCGTTAACTCATTCCCAGTAGACGTATAGAATTATAATAAATTAAAGACTATTAATATATCTAATGGTTGTGTTACATCTTTAGCATTACCTAATGCAGCTCTATCTACTCTTACTTTAACAAACTCTGCTATTGAAAGAGTAACTTTGGCAGACCAACCTTTTATAAGTAAAGTAGATTTTACAGGATGTAATAAATTATAGTCTGTAGAGATAAGTAACTGTAACTAGATAACAGAATTAGATTTACGTAATCTTAATGACCTAACAAGTATTAATGTTATCGGGTGTGCTAAGTTAACTAAGATATACGCTCCTAACTGTAACAAACTAGCCACATTTAATGTGTCTAATGCTAATGCTCTTAAGTCTGTAACATTATCAAACTGTAGTAATGCTAGTTTAACAATAAGCTTAGTAGGTGCTCCTAACTTAGAAGAACTAAATCTAGACAACACAAATACTACAGATGTAATAGAATTTGCTCCTAACTTCAATAAGCTTAAGACACTTAATATATCTTCTAGTAACATTAATGCGTTTTAGTTTGGTAATGATCCTGTAGCTACTACAGCCAGTGGAGAAAGGGTATTAGACCTTAGTCCATTTAACTTTACTAATCTATATATGTACTATAACAGCTCTAAATATGTTAAGTTTAAGAATAGTAAGACTAATCCTTTTGTGGTTAATAGTTCTACATTCAATAACTGTTCTGCATTGATTAGAGTATTTGGACACATTAAACTTACATCAGGTAGTGTATTCAGTACTTGTCCTAACTTCTTTATACATGATGTGTTATCAGATGTTACTATTAAACCTACCAGGGGATAGTGGTATGGACCAGATACAGACACTGTTGAAGGTAAACAACAATGGAATAACAATCAAGGATTAGAGACTAATATCTCAGTAGGTACTAATAATCTAAGTAATTGTTTTGTAGGAACTAAAGTAAACATATATGATGCTTATTATATGTTGAACCTGTGTGATAATGTAGTTAATATAAATTCTATGTTCCACTCTTGTTCTAATATAAGAACTGACTTTAGTAATCCGTTAAGTAGAGATACTTTCAAGTATTGTGGTAATGTGACTAGTGCTTCTACTTTATTCTATGCTACTAGAATAACAGGACCTATGTATAGTCCTACTCATACTGGGGATACTATTACGGCATATAATGGATTATTAAGTCCATTAAAGAAGTTGGTTTCTTGTGATAATATGTTTAGAACTACAGCTGGTACTTTCTATATAGATGATTTGTTCTTTGCATAGGTAGGCAATAATCAATATCTATAGTTATCAAATATGACTAATATGTTCAATGAAGGAGATAGTAATGTTATATTTGTAGATAATTGTAATGAATCATTAACATCAGCTAGTGTTGCAGAATAGCACAGAGCATATGCTAGAGCATCTAAACTGTTGAGGAACCTTCCCAATCTAGATACTATAGGAAATATGTTTAATGGTTGTTGGTTTAACTTTGATACAGAAAGTATCAATAATGTTACATACAGTCCATTATTTGCTTATAACAAAAAATTAAGAGTAGTTAGTTGGAGTTTCAGAAACATTAAAGCTAAAGGATCATTAATCAATCTATTTGGTGGTAATTCAGAATTTGATAGTAGTAACTTATTCTCTAGATAGATAACCAAATTATTAGGATGTTTTTATATAACTTCTAATGATGGAGATAAAGTGTATTTCCCTATACACAATAGTATGTTTAGATAGATTAAACTAACCCTATAGCATATAGGTCATACTGAAGATACTAATCAGATACCTGATCAAGCTAGTACGTGTTTCCATGGAGCAGGAATAAATAGAACATTTGTAAGAGAGTCAGATGAGATATATCCATACGATGTATTCAAAGGAGCTGTTAATCTAATATCTTGTCCTTGTTTCTTTGCTAACATGACTGTTCCTAATTCTAGTGGAGTGGTATATGAATTACCAGGTACGATATTTCAAGACTGTACTAATCTTGTACAGATAACTGGATGTTTCAGAAACCAATCAATCAAATATAAATTAACAGGAAAAGGATTTACTAATTGTAAACTTACTAATGTAGCTTATGCTTTCTATGAAGATGAAGGTAACTATTCCAAAGAAGGAGGAGTTCCCTATGGTCTGTTCTATATGGAAAGAGATATAGTAAGATCATCTAAAGGTTGGAGTCATACAGATGCATTAAGACTTAATATAGACGAAAACTTTGGTATTACTGATGATGGTCAACATGATCCAGATGCGGTACTTCCTAATGCTATAGAATATAGTGATAGTATTAAAGCTATTCGAAGTAGTATAACAGATATGTGTTATTGTTTGGCACGTTTCTAGAGTACTAATGCGGAAGGTTATACTAGAAAACAGGTAGAGTTGAATAGTGTAGCTGATGCAGGAGACTTAATAATATCTAATGAGAACTATAATGTATCTGAGTATATTGTTAACACTGCATATGATCCTAGAGATCAGATACCTAATCCTGCATATGATCCAAACAATCCTGGTTCTATTCCATAGTATATAGATAATCCTAATAAAGATATACGTAGAGTAATAAAGAATCCTGATTACAGTCCATATAAAAAGATATGGAATATTGATTTCTATGACGGAGTATATGGACTAGGAGATATAATTCAGAATAGTACTTTGTATGCTAATATACAGTCAGGAGTTATAACAGATGTTGATCCTAATATTCCAGATGAATTCTTTAATGAGGATGATATGAAGACTCCTACTAATCCTACTGGTAACTATAGATTGGATAATATGAACTATATAGTACCATCTGATTTATTCAAATACTGTGTTAATAATACTAATACTAACATATCATATGTTCTTGTTGGTAGTGGTAGAAAAACTAATACAGGAGTTCAAAGATACAATTATGGTATATATGGTAGAATACCAAGCAGATTATTTAAACCATTAACAAATATATCTAGTTTGTCTAATGTATTTGCATACTGTTACTGTATTAATCCATATACTTGGAATGATGAGAACAATAATGGATAGATGTTTCCGCCTGATATGTTATCTAACAATACTGCATTAAAAAGCGTTTCAGGACTATTCTGTGGAATATATATACCTGCAAAAGTAGTTATACCTTCTACTTTACTTAGTAAGAACTTGGCTCTTACAGATATATCTTATTTATTCTATGATGCTACCTTCCAAGGCTCTGCTGATGATGTTCAACAGTTAAGTGATACTACATTCTAGTATAATTATATATTACAGAATATATCATATGCATTAGCTAGTACCAATTCTACTGAAGGATGGATGGGACAAGGACCGAAGAAGATAGGATCAAATCTGTTTACTCAATCTAAACATAAGAATCTTACGAAGATAACAGGTTTATTCTATGGAGATACTTCTACAACAGGTTCTGTGCCAGAATTCTGGACATGGCTAAATAATCTTACTAATACGAATAAACAAAATGTATTTGCTTACATGAGTAAGAGTCTTATCACTAATAGTAGCAGTATACCAGAACAATGGGCAACTAATATGAGGGATTAATATGGATGTGAAGTTATTAACTGACAGAGAGTTATTGGAAAGCATATATACTATGTTGTAGTATGTATTAGTCAAGGTAAACGAAATAGATAATGACGATAAACAATTTGGCATGAACTTGGCTGCTGACTTACTCGGCAGCATAGTTTATGACGCTCAACCTAGAACTACAAGATATGCAAATTAAATGGTTAAAAGAGAGTAATAGAATGAAGCACCTGAAGTACGCAATAGTACCAGGTGCTCTGTTCACCATACTATTCGTAGCTGGTCTAGCATCAGGTATGGAGTTTAAAGATAAAATGTATGGTGGTAAATGGGATTGGTTAGATTGGATAGCTACTATAATTGGTGGTACTATAGGTCAAGCAATTCAAGTAGGTATAATATTATTATTGAAATTATGTATATAATATCAGAAAGAATAGCAAAAAGAAGTACATATACTATAAGTAATATGTATATAGATGGCGTTAAGTTCTGCAATGTTCTTGAAGATACGGATAGGGGACTTACACAAGATATGTCGATAGAAGATATATAGAAAGCCAAAGTATATGGTAAGACTGCTATACCTACTGGTACATATAAAGTTACTTTAGATATCGTATCTCCTAAGTTTAGTAAATATAAACAATACAAATTCTGTAATGGTAAATTACCTAGACTATTAGATACACCTGGTTTCGATGGTATACTAATTCACATCGGTAATACAGAGGAGGATACAGATGGGTGCTTATTAGTAGGAAAAAATAATGTCGTTGGTAAAGTAACAGAAAGTACTGTGACGTTTAAAGCATTATATGATAAGATGCAAGAAGCAGTAGAGAATGGAGAAGAGATTACTATTACTATTAAGTAATACAGAGGAGGATACAGATGAAAACAATTTTATATAATCCTATATTCATTAATCCTTAGGCATACTATGTATTTCCAAGGCTAACTAGGTATCTGCAGCCAGACAATGAGTCTACTGCAGAACCAGCTAACTATATAGGTACAATTGAAGTAAAGGTAATAGCATATGGAGATACTACTTTAAAAAGAACCTATACTAATACAGATTCTATAGACCTAAGTGAATTTAAGAATACGTGGATACATATTAGTCTATTCACTAAAGTAGGTTCATGTGTCTTAGGAGAGTGGAAGATTGGCAATATGGAATCAGATCTTCCTTATATAGATCCAGAAGTATTAGCCTCTCTTAAAGCTGTAGTTATAGTTGGCAATAAGACTAATAATGATTCTGATAGAGCTATAGTCAAGAACTTGGTGGACCCTGACAATCCGTTCATCATAAGCAATGCAGCATTCAAATTAAATAGCGGGTTTGGTGAGTACTCATTTGATTTTGAAAGATGGGGACTTACGAAACCACCTACTACTTGTATAAAAAAGAATGATAGTTTTAATATTACTTATGTTGGTAATCCTGTAAATGAATGGTTGAGTATTGTTGAATTTAGAAATACATCAGATTCTAGTATTGACTTATCTTTTAAGGTAGAAATAACAGGATTAGAAGATGACATGGAAGCTGCTTTCGTTACAGCTGATATGCAAAGAGTGCTGTTGACTAATGGTATAAATGTAGTAAATATTACTATTAAGTCTAAAAAATGGTATGGATTTAATTTCATTAGAAACGATGGTACAGCCTTAGGTAATTGTAATATAGTTGTTAGACAGATACCCGAATTTCAGGGTGCCTTCGTCACCGACGGAATTGACGACCTGATTACTTCCACCAAGACGGTTCAGGAGATGTTGGGAGGAAGCAATGAGATTACGGTAGTTAGCATGGTTCATCAGGTTAAAGATACAGCTAATAATGTATCTTTTACTAATTACATAAGAGGAAGTGCCAATGGTTATTTCCGTAATATTGTAAACAACTATGGCAAGACTGGAATATATGGATATACTTCTTCTGATTTAAGAAGTTTGTTAGTTATAAATAATATATTAGGTGATAAGAATGATTATACGTCTAATGGCGACAATAGAGACTCCATAATCAATGGTAATTTTAGCGTTCAAGGATATTCGTATAATGACGATAATAATACTGGCGATTTTAGCTCTGTCGCTTGGTACTGGACAATCATCGCCAACAAGGTACTTACCACCGACCAAATCAACCAAGTAATCGCCTACTTCAACTTGGATAGAACTCTTAAACCTGATATACTGTGTGATGTCAAGAAACAGGGAATCACCAACGATAACCACGCAGAGTTTGGTGACAAGCTGATTGACTTTTCCGGTAATGGTAGGGATATCCAATTAAATAATCTAGCTTGGAAAGGCGGTAGTGGTATCGCGGCTAAACAATATGAAACATTTAAAGATTGGACTAATACTCCTTATCAAACTTCGACAGTAACAGAAATAGATGAGTTTACTAGAGTAGTAGATTCTACTTCTAATGCTTATTGGGTAAGTATGATTAATAGAACTTCTGATTTTGATAAAGTTCATGATTCTATTAATATAGTTCTATACCAAGATGATATGCTATTAGTTCATGAATGTAAATATAAGATAGAGCTGAACGAGTATGTAGGTATAGAAGGCAATACAGAATGAAGAAAGACGAAATAATTGATTTAAATAACAAAATATTTATACAAGAATGAAATATATAGTAGTACCAGCTGAAGAGCTGGTTGACATAACACAAGAAACATTAGATGAATTACATTTAGTATTTCGTTATAGTGTGGATGGAACTGAAGTAATCATGAAAGTTGCTAACTATGAATTGCTATTCCCATCAGCAATGACATTACCTTTAACAGAAGAAGATGAAACTCCGGAAGTAGTATATCCGTATCCTACCTATGAAGGAGAAGAATTACAGAAATTGTTAAGCAGTGATAAATGGACTAATAAAGAAGAACAACTATGAGAGAAACTATAAATTTCGTACCTAGTAAGTCAACTCCCAATCACAAAGAAGTACAGTATTGGATAGACTTACAGACTGATCCATATGGTAGATGTATTAAAACATGGACTGGATCTGAATGGAGTACTATTACTGATAATGATCTAATTGAATCTATTAACAAAGAACTAGCCAATAAAGCAAATAAAGCTACTACTTTGTCTGGTTATGGCATTTAGGATGCATATACTAAGGAACAAGTAGATGCTAAAGTAGCATCTGTATATAGAGTGAAAGGTTCTGTAGCTAATTTCGAAGCACTACCTGCTACAGCTGTAGTTGGAGACGTATATAATCTAACAGATACTGGTGCTAACTATGTATGTATTGTAGCTAATCCTGCTGAATGGGATAAGTTATCTGAAACAGTAGACCTTAGTCATTGTGTAGCTTCAGATGATGTATCTAATGTAGTTGCTATGACTCAAGCTGAATATGAAGCTCTACAGACTAAAGATTCTAAAACACTTTATTTAATTCACGAATAATATGAAACTAGGAGATAGAAATATTATAGCTGCATACTTAGGTGATGTGAACGTATTCACTAATTACTATGGCGTCAGCTTTCCTCTTGAACCTCAGAATACTATTCTAACTAGAACAGGTTATATGCCTTGGCATAAAGAACTACCTATACAGTCTAAGATGAAGTCTTGTACTATTACTTCAGATGGTATAGTTAAGTATCTTAATCCTACAGATAGAACTAAGTATGAAGATGGTACAGATAGAGATATGACTCTTAATACTATGGTTGAGATACCAGAGTTCTGGTATAAATGTATGAGAGATGATACTACTGTATATTTGAACTTATATCCAGCAGATCCTCATATTCCAGAAGCTGAACATGTGGAGAAGTTCTATATTTCTGCATATGAAGCATCTAATGTAGATAATGTGTTAAAATCTATTAACAATGGATCTATTACTCCAGTAGTAAACATTAATAGAACTACTATGCAATCTAGAGCTAGGGCTAATAACTCCATTACTACGAATTGGAACATGTATACTTACAGAGCTCATAGAATACTTACTGTGCTTTACTTAGTTGAATATGCATGTACCAACAGTTAGAAAGCTTTCAATGCCGAATTAACTGCAGAAGGATATCATCAAGGAGGCTTAGGAGATGGAGTTACTACAGGTAATATTAAAGTAAATGGAGTAGATACATGGAGTTTTATACCTTGTGGAAGTACAGACGAACATGGAAACTCTACTGGTATAACTTCTGTTACTGTTAATAGTACTGATGCAGAAGGTGTTGCAACTCAGAAGTCTTATAATGTTCCTACTTATAGAGGTATTGAGAATCCATTTGGTCATGTATGGAAAAATTGTATAGACACACTTGTGCATTTTAATGCACAAACTAATAAAAATGACGTTTATATAAATACCGACTTAAGTACATTTGGATCTACTGATATATCTGATTATGACTATCAATGTAGTACTGCTATTACTGAAGGTTATAAGAAGAAATTGGTATACAATGCAGCATTTGACATACTTCCTCCAATAGATGAAGCATTTGATGGTAGTACTACAACTTATTGGTGTGACTACAATTGGACTAATAATAGTACAACTGATAGACTAACATTAATAGGCGGTACTGCGGGTGCTGGTGCTAGTTCGGGCTTGCTCTCTGTTTATTCTGACGATGGGCTCGGCGGTGCTGGTGCTCGTGTCGGTACTCGGTTAATCTATATACCGTAATTTAATTAAAAATATAGATAGGTTGTTCCTCATCATTAAGCAGTGGTGGGGGGCTTGGGGCTGGTTCGGGCGGGCTCTGTGCTCGTTCTGGCCTTGGGCTCGGCCCTGCTGCTGTTGGGGTCGGTACACTGAATCCGTAATTAAACAAATAAAGAAATTAAGAGACTGTAGAGGAAGACCTTACCCCTTGGTAAAAGATAACATACTAATTAACTGTGTTAGTAACTTTTTTCGTGAAAACTCGGTAATGGATTACAGATGAAAAGATATAATAATTTATTTGACAAAATAGTAACTTTAGACAATTTATATCTAGCGGATAAAAGAGCTAGAAGACAAAAACAACATAGACCTGAAATAATTAATTTTGATAAGAATAGAGAAAAATTACTTTTAGATCTATAGAAGAAATTAATAGATGGTGAATATAAGACTTCTGAATATTATATATTCAAGATATATGAACCTAAAGAAAGAGAAATATTCAAGCTTCCATACTATCCAGATAGAATAGTACATCATGCTATTATGAATATTATGGAACCTATTTGGGTATCATCCTTCATTAAAGGAACTTATAGTTGTATAAAAAATCGTGGTATACATAAAGCTCTGAAAGATGTTAAGTTCGCACTGAAAGATGAAGCCAATACAAAATACTGTCTTAAGTTAGATGTCAGAAAATTTTATCCTTCAATAGATCATGATATATTAAAATAGCTAATAAGAAGAAAAGTAAAAGATAAGAAATTATTAATTATGTTAGATGAAATAATAGATTCTGCATAGGGAGTACCAATTGGTAATTACTTATCACAATTCTTTGCTAATCTATATTTAACATATCTAGATCACTGGATCAAAGAAGAAAAACATATAAAATACTATTTCAGATACGCAGATGATATTGTAATACTTCATGGAGACAAAGACTATTTAAGATAGTTATTTAAGGATATGAAGTAGTACTTAGAAGAAAGACTTAATATTAACTTTAAAGACAACTGGCAAATATTTAAAGTTGACGATAGAGGAATAGATTTTGTAGGGTATAAGATATTTCATACTCACACTCTATTAAGAAAATATATTAAGAAGAATTTCTGTAAAAGAGTAAGTAAATTGAACAAAAAAGATAACCTAGACAAGAGTACTTATCAATAGAAAATATGTAGTTATATAGGTTGGATTAAGTACTGTAATGGTCGTAATTTATTTAGTAAAATGACTAAACATAAAGAGCTATTGCGATACATATCAAAAAGTAAGAAGAAGAAAACCTAACGCAATAACATACGTTTTTAAGGTATATCTCAGATAAAATATCATCCCTGTCAGAGCAATCTCTCAGGGTTTTTTACTTTCTCAAAATACTTGCTATGATTCACAATATAGAAGATTCAATAATGACTTTGTTCAAAAGTATATTCAGTAGCGCAGGAAGATTCGCCAGCAGTTGCTTTGCTGGAATAACATCTTTCTTAGCACCAGTTTAGGTAGCTATAATTGCGGCAACTAGTTTTATACTGATAGATGTCATATTAGGTTACAAAGTATCAAGGAAATACGGACACAAACATATCGAGTCTTATAAGTTATGGAAAACTATTAATAAAGTATTTGAAGCTACATTGTTGATAGTAGGAGCATACGTTATAGATACTCATATAGTTACCTCATTGAACTTACATGCCGTAGAGTTTGTATCTGGTATGATATGTGGAACTGAATTCATATCCTGGCTAGAATCAATGAAGGACTTACATCCGGATTGCAAAATATGTAAAGTATTAGAAAAAGTACTAGGCAAAGTTATCAAAGCTAAAGGTGAAAAGTATCTAGGAGTAGATTTAGATATAAAAGATTTTAAACCAAATAACAATGATAACAGCAATAATATCAGTAGTTAACTGGCTTGCAACACATTTCAGAGCACTTACCATAGGTTTCATATGTATACTGTCGGTAAGTGCTTTTTTTATGTACAAGCAGCTACAAAAGAAGGACAAGGAAATAGCTAGACTATCCAATAATAGTGAATATTATGAATCGTTATTAGATTCAAGTAGAAAAGAAAATCGAACGTTACAACTAACTATATCTGATCTTAATACTAGTAGAGATAGTATAGTACAATAGTTGAACGATACTAAAGAGAAATTAAAAATCAAAGACAAGAATCTGGTATAGGCACAGGTAATCAATACCGAAGTTAAAGATTCCGTCAAAACAGTAATTAAAACCAAAGAGGTTGACTTTACTTAGGAATTAAAGTTAAATGATTTAACAACTATCATAGTAAGTAGAAAAGACTCAATCTTAACAGCCACATTAGATTTAAAAAACTAGCAAACGCTGTTTGTAGAAGAAAAGAAAGAATATCGTAATAAGTATAAGACGTGGCTAGCCAGATTCTTCCACTTTGATTTTAAAAAAGATATTCACAGAAAATATACGATTAACAACTCTAACAAACTTATCAAAGTAACAGATACTAGAATAATAGAGATTAGTAAATAAAATCAATCTATAATATTAATCAATAATAATATGCATAGAATAATCCGTACAAAAGCTTATGAAGCTAAACATGGTCCTCACTTTGATGAAGAACATGCACGTAAAGCTGTAAGTGCGATGCAATACTCAAGTAGTTGGATTATTAGGAGGAAAATTTGAAACAAGAAGATCCTAGAATAAAAGAATTACAAGAACAAGTTGCAGAATTAAAAGGATTAATAAAGCAAGCAAGTAATATGGTTCCACCTTAGATGAAACAGATGTTACCATAGAATATACAGAATGCAATGAATGAGGCTAGTTAATACTAGCCTTTTTTATTTTAAGCCTTTTAGACAAACGCTATTATATTACTTGACCAATTGTACTACTACACCTATAAAATGGCTTAGAACGCATCTAAATACGTTATAAAGATATTTAATAAATAATGCATTATGAAATTAAACACACTGAATACTATTATTGATGATATTCTACTTGAATTGCGCAATAGTTCTGTTGCTGAATCAGAACATATAAGTAGAATATAGATTGAGCAATGGATTCACAACTATAGAGCTGTACTCATCAAGCAGGACATAGATAAGGGTAGAGATATAAATCCTATGTATGTTCAAACTATTCCATGTGTACACATTGATAGAATAGATAGTACAGCAGGTCATATAGAATATAGAAGTGACATAGAACTACCTAAACTGATAGACTTTCATTTTAGAACAGGTCTAGTATATGTAAAAGACATGTTTGGTAATCTAATTCAGCTAGGTAATGAAACAAAGATGAAATATCAAAAGTATAGAAAATATACTTGCGGAGACTATATAGCATACATCAAAAACAATAGATTGTATGTAGAAGATCCGGGTAATGATCACCAGCTTGAATGGGTAGAGATAGGAGTAATAGCTGAGAACCCTGCTGATATCAATGAATGTTTTGATCCTGATAGTCCATATCCTGCACCTGCGCATATGATACCTGTAATCAAAGATATGATATTTACTAAAGAATTGAATATCATGCATCAGATGCCATCAGATGAAACTAATAACTCTAGAGATGATATGTAGAACATTAATGTTAGATAGCAATGAAGAAATCTTATACAATAAGCGACTTCTATGAGTTCTACTTATCTTATATCGAAAGGGAAACTGTATATGATGTTGATTACAAAACATACAGACAAATTGTTGAAGATTACTTTAAGTATATCGTAGAAGAGATAATGGAAAATAGTAGAGAATTCAAACTACCATGTAGACTTGGAAATCTAAGTATAGTAAAACGATAGCCTAAAAACTTTGATAATAAGAGTCTTAGGATAGACTATCACGAAAGTAAAGTACAAGGTAAAGCTGTGTACTTTATTAATGAACATAGTAATTACTATAAGTTTAGATTCTTATGGAGTAAAAAGGATTGTTTACTAACAAATAAGACAAAATATTAGTTTGTAGCTTCTAGGGCAAACAAACGTAGATTAGCTCAAATAATTAAGAACAGAGAACACGATTATACTACAATCAAATAAGGTTATGATAGATAATAAGTTAATTAGTTCAAAGGCTGTGTTAGCTAAGATCATAGCCGATTTAGATTTAAAAGAAGATGAAATAAGAATAACTGATGTACGCGAATGGATCGGTGAAGCGATGGAAAAGATAGGAGCAGTACAGCAGTTAGAACATAAAGTAGCAAACATATAGGTAGTAGATTACCAAGCTAAATTACCTTGTGATTTATATAGATTAAATCAAGTAGCGTTTTCTTTTGAAAACGGATGTGGTTGGTTGCCAATGAGAAAGGTTACCAACTCTTTTGGTGTATATAAGAAATGTGGTGAATGTAATCCTAAAATGTTAATAAAGGATAATGCACTTATACCTTTAGTAAAGAACATATTCAATGTTAATACAGATAAGGAAGCTATTGATATTCTTAATGAAGATGTTAATGTTAAGTAGACATTAAGTGCTTTAGTAAATCAATATACTATACCTAGTAATAATGGCAGACTTATTATAGGTAATCCAGCAACATTTAATACAAGTCTACAATACTCTACTAAACCTGGATATATTACTGTTAATGTACCATGTGGATGGTTAAAGATATCGTACCATGCTATTATTACTGATGAAGATAGTATGCCCATGATACCAGATATACCATCATATTTTGAAGCTATATTCTGGTATGTAGCAATGAAGATGTCTTATCCTAAATATTTAAAAGGACAGCTGAATTAGAATATATACTATGATATGAGAAACTCATGGAACTTCTACCGTAGATAGGCATATGCAGAAGCTATGATGCCTACTGTAGATGAATTAGAAACTATTAAGAATGTATGGCACAAACCTTATACTGAGATGAGAGATCATGATACATTCTTTGAGAGTACAGGAGATGAACAAATACTTTATAATTGGAATAGATAATGACTAATACATTATAGACAAATACTTTCGTTGGTGGTATGAATCTAGATACAGATGTAACTATGATACCAGACAATCAGTATAGATATGCGGAAAATGTACGTGTAATTACTGATACAGATGGTACTACAGGTGTGTTGCAGAATGTATAGGATACTAGAATGGTAGAAGGAGGAGACTTCTTGAACCCCAATGAAACAGTACTAGCTACTACTACGGTTGATAAGTATGGTGTCATACTTACTGTAGATGGTACTAAAATATGCAGAATATATAGAGTAGAAGGTTATGATGATTTACCATTGAAAGCTACAGTAATAGTTAAAGGTGAACTGGGTTATAATGTAAATTCTAAAGTAAAAATAGTAGCTAACTATGAATCTGCTACTATTATTAAAATCTATATAGCCTCTCCAGATCAGACTATTAAGACTCTTAATATAATGGACGGTAGATATATGCAAACTCCTAACGGTAATCCTTTACTAGACTCTAATGGTAATCTAAAGAATACTAGTCTGTTGGATATACAAATATCTACTTTACTCGGAGCACCAGAAGTAATATCATTGGGAGGAGGTTCGCTGACTACCGGTATAGTACAGTACTCTTATCAGTTATTTAATGCTCGTGGTTCTGCTACCAACTTCTCTCCAGTTAGTAATGCTATACATCTTACTAATAGTGAAGTATCAGGAGGATAGAAGAACTATATGGGCAATAATAAAGATGTAAACTCTGGTAAAAGTGTTAACTTTAAAGTTAAGTTAAATGATGTACCTGAAGGATTATTTGATAATATCAGGTTAATTCGTATAAAGTATAATGACTTTACTGAAGATCCTTAGATTGAAGTATTCCAAGAAAATGAAATATCATCTTCTACGAATGAATACATATTTAATGATACTGGTGGTAATGTAATAAATACTATTACTATAGAAGAGTTTAATAAGATACAAGAGAGTACATTTACTGCAGCTACTATAGAATCTAAAGATAATATATTGTTCGCAGCTAATATTAAAGAATCTACATGGAAACCACAATATGATGCTAGATCATATAGATTTACTGCTAGTAATAAGTTAATACTTAATGGTTCTAGTGAAGATCAGAATATAGAAGTAATAGTAACAAATTCTAATCTTAATAGCACCTTGAGTTCTATACCAGAATCTCATGACTGTATTAATCCGTATAACAGTCAAGATCCTGATTTTAGTAATAGAGATGTATGTAAGTATTAGTTTGGTAGTACTACGTTAGGAGGTACTGGTCTAAACATAGATTACGAATTCGTTACTACAGATGTAATGCTAGACGATAACTTCACAAATACTCTTACTATAAATACTCCTGTTACTACTAGTGATAAGATTACCATAAACAATCTTAATGGTTCTACTGTATCCTAGATATCTCTAGGAGCATCCGGCATAAGCAGATTCAGAAATTATGCTGATCCTTACTTTGCTAGTAAGTATAAAGGATATCAGAGAGATGAAGTATATAGATTTGGTATTGTATTTTTTAATGAAAGAAATGTTGCTACTCCAGTATATTGGATTGGGGATATTAAATTCCCTCATTGTTGGGAAGCATGCCCATGGTATGTACAAGACCTTACTCTTTATGGAAAAGCAATTGGTATAAACTTTAAGATAAAGAATTATCCAGATGGAGCTAAAGCATATCAAATAGTAAGATGTAATAGAACAAAAGAAGATAGAACTATATTAACTCAAGCTCTATTATCTGGAACTGTATCATATCCATATCATTCTGTTAGAGATGCAGATTATGATATAGCGTCTGAGAATACCAGAAGACCATATACATTCTTAGGGAATAGTTGGTAGAAAGTAGGTTAGATAACTGATTCTATTATTGGAAATACTAGTTACTAGTGGATGGTATCTGAAAGAGTTGACAACTATATATCAACACTTATTAGTCCAGAAATTGATGCTAATTAGGATGATATGGCTAAGAGTGTCAAAGGTTGTAGAGCAGATATGTGTTTGAAATTAGATCCTAGAACTAATCATAAAGAACATATAAGTTCTGTTGGTGGACAAGCTACAGCGTATGGCTATTATGTTAAATCTAATAGGACATAGTAGGTGAGAAGTGGAGTAGCAGTTACTAATGAATACGCTAGCCAAAGTTCTAGAGTGGGTTCAATAGCAAGTTCTAGTTCAGAGGCTCTTAATGATATATTCATGGTAGGAAATGCAGCAGAGTGGACTGGTATAACTAATTTGATAGGAAAGAGATATATAGCTCACTATACTGGATTTGGAACTACTAGGGGTAAATTTGATATAAATGAATCTGTTAGTCCTATTATAATGGAAGGATTCTCTTGGCCGGATGCAGCATCTAAGCACTCTTCTATTTCTGGTAAAACTTATCTTAATGCTACCGTAAGTATGAATGGTAGACAGGATAATCAAGAAATATACAATAAGACTGGTTACTATGGAAATTGTGTTGTTGTCACTAGAGATAACAATAATATAGGTGTGCAACAGAATATAAATATAGATAGGGCTGGTACAGAACCTATGAGTCCTAGAGTTTCTGGTACTATTGCTGATCTTATTAGAGAGTTTAATTATACTCAATTTACTACACCAGTAGTTAATATAAAAACTAATAACATACCATATAGTGGAAATACATATAGTGCTCGTAGCAATTCCACTTATGTAAGTACATATACATATCATGACTTGTCTGATCGTAATGCTATAGTATTTGGTGGTGATACTTATTTAGGAGTATTAGATCATAAAACTGTAATGTATATTCCTCAATTCTGGGGAGGTGTACAAAGTCCCGATGTGAACTGTGGAGTTACAGTTTCAGACTATATTCCTTTTGAGACTACTATTAATCTTGCTTTATTGTACGGTAGTTCCGCATCTAGAGTTGGATCTAGTGATCTAGATTATGTAGACCCATATTTATCATTATCTATCTCTGGTGCATCATATGGTGGTCATACATAGAGTAAACCATATTTTGCATATAATGACGCTTACTCTAGATAGCCAGATGCTTAGATGTATGTAACAGATTCTAATTACTCTATTAGCAATTTGCAGTCTGGTAATAGAATTAGATACTCTGGTACTAAGACTGCTAATGAGATATCAGATAGTTGGACATCATTTAAACCAGCAGATTATCTTGATGTAGATTCATCTCATGGAGATATTACAAACTTAAAGCAGTTTAATAATCAGTTATTATTCTGGTAGAAAGATGCTGTAGGAATAGCATCTGTAAACGATAGATCACTTATAACAGATAACAATCAAGCTCCTCTAGTATTAGGTACTGGTGGTGTACTGGATAGATATGACTATTTAACTACATCTAATGGATCTGATACACCAAATGATAAGAGTATTGTAACTAGTCCTAATGGCTTATACTGGTATGATGATAGCAAGAATGAAATATGCTCATATGGTAATGGAGTATAGAAATTATCTAAAGCTAAGAGTGTATAGTCATGGTTGAATACTGATAAACAAAAAGCAAAAGTAAGTATATATGATCCTAAGTTTAACGAAGTACAGATGGGATTTGAAGATAAAGTACTTACTTATGATGAACAAATTCAACAGTTCTCTTCGTTTAGAACTTTTAATCCGGATAACTACTTATCATTTCCAGACAAACTCTTGTATATTAAGGACTAGATAATAAAAGAAAGCGCAGATTTTCCGTTAAATGAATTAAAGTCTAGATTATAGATAGTAATCAATAAAGATCCATTATTAACTAAGACGTTTGATAATGTGTTCTTTAGTGGAGAATTTGATGATGTTAGAAAGATGATGCAAGTTATTAAATTCACTACAAAGACTCAAGAAGGAACTATATTTAAAGATAATACAGAAGTAAATAATCCAATAGAACAGCGAGAAGATACATTTAGGTTTGCTGTTGGTAGGGAAAAAACTAGTGTAGATGACATGTCTCTTCCTGGTAGAATGAAAGGAAAGTATATGATATGTGATTATATTATTAATTGCAACGATCAACACAATTTCAGACTCCCTAATATAAACACAACATATAGATATTCAATGGTATGAAAAAGATAAATAAAAGAAAAAAATATGTAGGTGGAGGTATGACACCATATATGCGAACCGATTTCAATTCTCAGCTACCTACACAATTAACAGCTCCACAGTCAGTATAGGCATATGCTCCTGGTAATGCTAAACCTACTAGTTCTGCTAATTTTTTGCAATCTAGTAATTTTGCAAATATGTTTGGAGGATCTGGTGGATCTGGAGGTGGAGGTATGGCTGGAATAGGTCAAGCTGGCGATGCAATTAATTCAATGATCAGTAATGTTACAGGTCCTGCTACAGCTTCTACTGTAAGTGAATCTAGAATGCAAACAGCAATGGGTACTATATCTGGTACAGCCAAAGGTGCTGCTGCTGGTTTTGCAGTAGGTGGTCCTGTTGGTGCTATAGTAGGTGGTGTAGCTGGATTAGCTTCTGGTATTACTGGTAAGAAAGGCTCTGTATCTGTATCTAAGAATCCATATGATGATACCGTTGATATTAAATATGGTACAGGTATTAGAGGAGGAGCTAGAAATAGAAGAAAATTACGTCGTCAAGCTGAACAAGCACAAGCTAATGCTAGAAGTAATTAGGCTAGTTTGTAGATGGGAAGTATTAATGAACAGGAGTTTTACGACGATTATGATAATGATATACAAACAATGGCGCAAGGAGGAATGACTAGTAGTTTAGCATATGTAGATGATGGTGAACTACTTAATACTCCACAAGGAGTCATTGCAGAAGTGCCAGAAGAAGGTAAACCTACAGATAGTAATTTGGTTGATCTGCCAGAAGGTACTAGAATACTTAGTGATAAAAGAAAAGTACCAGGAAGTAAAGAAACATTTGCGCAGATGGGTAAGAGATTAATGTCAAAAAAGAAAACAAATAGAACAGATAAGTATGCAGAGAATGCTGCAATGCTTAATGAGATGAATGATCAAATGATCTACGATAAATTATTTGCTATATAGGAAGGAATGAAAAAGAAACAGCCAATTCAAAAATTTCAAGATGGTGGAACAAAGCGCGGTTTTAGATATAAAGAAGAATAGACTGGAAAAGAACATTTCTATGAAATTGGAGAAACTTTACCCTACAAAGGAAATAAATTCAAAGTAATTGATAGAAATACTGCAGTACCAGTAAGAGACTACTCTAGTTTTAATACAAACATGAGTGCTGACAGAGTACTTACTCCTCAATATTAGTTATCTAGTATAGATATCAATTTACCGCAGGTAGATGTTTCTAATAGATTTAAAAGAAAAGTTACTCCTACTACTGTAAATAACATAAATAATTCTTTAGACCTTAGCGGTGAAACTGTTAGTAGACCAAATAGTGAAGTAATACCAACTAGATCTGTACAAAGGACCGCACCTAAACAAAGAATTATTTCTGCTTATACTGTAGACCCTGTAGAAAATGCATTAGATATTAGTGGAGAAACACAAGCAAGAGTTGGAGATGAAGTAGCACCATATATAACTTCAACTGGATCTACTGAAGAAAAACCAGCTACTAGCACTACCGGTAAAAACAATTGGTTATCTGGAGTAGGAAACTTATTTACAGATATTGCAGCTCTAGCTCCTACTATATCTAATATGTATGCAAAACCAGAAACATTTAATGCTACATATAATCCATATGAGTCTTAGATCAGATAGACTATGGCTAATCGTAAATTTGATATTAGTTCAGCTAAGAGAGCTATTAGAGAAAATAGATCTATAAGTAATTATAATGCTGCTAATTATAATCCTAATACTGGAGCTAATTTGGCGTATAGACTGTAGAGTTAGATAGCAGCTAATAAGGCTATTGCAGATTTGTATTCTACTGCTAGTAATGTTAACAATCAGTATGCAGGAGAATATGCGAATACTTTAAATAATTTAGGACAACAAAGAGTACAGGCTACTAATATGGCTGTAGACATGAATGCTAAAAGTAGAGCTGCTGCTAGAAATATTCAGAGAACAGCTTTAAGTCAATTGAGTCAGTATGCTCAGAATAAACAATTAATGAAGAATCAGAAAAGTAGAGATATGGCTATGTTAGATATGTATGGACCATTTCTTGAAGCTGGTTATAGTTCTAAAGATTTTGCATCATTTATGAAAAAATTTAAGAAAGGATAATTATGGCAGCAAATATGTATGATCAAGCCGCATAGGCTCAATTTATAAATACTTATGTACCTATTAATTTTGGAGAATTATATAGAATAGGTGCAGCATAGAAAGCTGCTGTAGACGAAGCAGCTCAATAGTTTGGAACTCAACTGTAGAAATTCGGTGAGTTCCAATCACCGTCTTAGGTAGATACACAGAGATACTATGATCTTACTATAGGTAGAGAAGATTTCTAGAATGCTATAAATCAGATGGTAGCTAATCCAGATTATTTAAAAGATGCGGCAAATAGATCTTCGTTGCAATCTATGATAAATAGTATTGATTATTCTACTCTTAGTTAGCTGAAACAAAGTTCTGATAATCTTAATGCCAGACAAAAAATGATTGCTCAAATGAAGGCTCAAGGAAAGTATAATCCAAATTGGGATGATATAAATATCAATCTATGGGACACTTCTAATAAAGGTATTATGACAGAATTATCTCCATTAGAGTGGATGAATGCAAATTAGCTAAGTAATGTATATTTTGATAACCTTAAACCTAGTACTTTACAGAGTGTATATAAAGACGGGGTTAAATATCAAAGATAGGGAATTACATATGATACTTTAAAGGGTATTGCTGAAGCTAGATTCAATGATTTGATAGCTACTCCACAAGGTCAAATGTATTATAGAGATGCATTACGTGCTTCTGGAGGAGATGAAGCAGCTGCAAAAGAAGCTTTTACTACAATGATAGCAGATTCACAACGTGATAGAATAGTAGAATAGGAAACTATTGATCCATACTGGTTAGCTATGGCTAAACAGAGAATGTCTGCTGGTTCTAATCAACCATATTCTGTTATGCCTACTAGACAACAAATGCTAGAAACAGATTGGTCTAGTAAAGTAGTACCTAAGTTTAGTAATATTCCAGAGTCTTCTAGAAAAGAAATAGAAAATCTTGCTTCAATAGCTAAAGCAGAATACGACAAGTATTAGAAGAGTGGTAGTGATGAAGATTATATTAATTATCTAAAAGCTGCTAATAGAGCACAATAGTACCAGTCTGACGCGTATCAAAAGAATATGCAAAAACTTATGAAGGAAGATTTTTAGAAAGCTGCAAACTTTAAATTATCTGATGATCCTAATAAATCTAAAGAATATAGTAGAAAAGGATATTTAAGAGGAATATCTTATGCTTTAGATGAAGCTAGTTCTACTGCTTCTTTAATAAAAGAAGATCCTATCTTAACATCGCTAGGTGCCACATATCAAGATTATACTTAGGCTAATGGATAGAAAGTAGGAGTATATCAGTTTAATAACTCTAATGGATTCATATTACCGGAAACTGCATTTCAATTTGCTACAAATACTGGACAATCTAAAGTAAAGAGAGATGCTGGATTATTTAGAAGTGGTGATTTCCCATTTAAAGAATTAGTTGAAAATGGTAGATTAGGAGATGTACAATTTGTTCCAGAAAATAGATAGAATTTAATACAACTTGGAAATAACAAACTCATAAAAGGTAAGTTAAGAATACCAGTTGAAGAAATAGAGAATACATTAGGAACTGGAATATTATATAGTCTAAAAGGAGATGCTCCATCAGATTATTTGTCTCCAACCAGTTTATTTGCCAGATAGTCTACTAAACGAGCTCTAGAGGACAATTTTGGTAGTAGAGAAATAAAATATGGAGAAGATGGAGAACCATTCTATGAAGTAGAAGTATATAGACAATTACCTGATGATAATAATGGAGATTACTGGTATCAAGTAAACCAGCTTAGAGAGAATTCACCATCATAGAGAGGAGTAGGTGGAGCTACCCAAGCTCAAGCAATGCAAGAACAATCTGTACGTAGTATATACAACCAATAATGACATATGAGTAAGAAAAAGATACCTGACTATACGTTAGTAGATAGTTTTGAGACAAATAATAATAGGGCTAAAGCAATGTTTAGCCCTAAAGTGGATACTGATGCATATTTGAATGTAGTACATAATCCACCATATGAGGGAACTCCTAATAATTTTAATTGGTTCTCTAATGCTTTCTATGACTGGAATTTAACTAGAAATTAGGCTAGTAAAAAAGCGGCTCTGGGCGAATATGTATATCTACAAGAGGACTACGAAACATTGGAAGAAGCTAAATAGTATTTGTAGGCTATTAATGACATACTGAATCTGCAAGAAGATAAGGATAATACAGACGAATAGAAAGAATAGCATATAAATCAACTTAAAGGAGTTATAGAACAAACTAAACCTAGTTATGATAAATTACTAAATAAAGAATTTAACAATAACTCTATTAAAGACTTCATATTTCCTGAAAGATTAACTACGTTAAGCCCGCAACAGCAGATAGATAATATAGACAAATTCCTCACAGGAACACTACAGGAAGGAGGAGTAATAGCTAGAAGAGATGAAGCTTTAGAGAAAGCTAAAAAGTATCAAAATTTTACTGAGTATTGGGAAAGCAAAATGAATTCTGATTACTATAATAAGAAAAAGAGTTCTCCAGGTATGGATCTTGCTGATATAGATACTTATTTGTACAAAATGCCAGGTCTTATGGGTTCATCTGCTTCTAGTTTAGGTTCTTAGTTAGTAGGAACCATAGGTGCAGCTATTTCTACTAAAGGTGGATTAGCTACATTAGGAGGTGTTATTGCAGCTATAGGTGGAAACGTTAATGCTAGAGATCAGGAATCTAAAGCAGAGGTATATTCTAATTATAAACAAAGCTTAATTAATGCAGCAGAAAAAAATAAAATAAATCAAGATGTATTAAAAGAAGCTAAATAGAATATGATAGATTCTGGACAGTATACTCCAGAACAGATAGAAAATGACGATTATGTATATGATTAGATAATTGCTGACAAAGTAAATATTAGTAATGTTAAGTTTAATAAGTTACGTACAGAAAATTTAGAAGGGTTAAAATCTTTATATATGGACAATATGGCTTTATCTGGAAGCGATATTGTTCAAACTTTTTTAGAAGTAACGCCATTACATCAGATAGCTAAAGATGTACGCGGTTTTAAATTACTTAAAAGTTTAGCAAATACTAAAGCTGGAAAAACTGTAGAAACAATAGCTAATAAGTATGGTACTATTAAAGAACAACTTGCTGATAGAATTGATGATGTAGTATCTTTCGGTATAGATAATGTTGACAAATTACCAAGATTAACAAGAAGAAAACAAATATTAGATATAGGAGGAAGAGTAGTAATAAGCAATGCCTTAGAAGGAGCTGAAGAAGGAACTCAATATATCAAAGGACAGAGATATATAAATAGAGATTTTGATTCTGATCCTAATTTACTAAAAAGTTGGGCTAAAAATATAGGTACAGGTGCTAGATCTATTTTTGCAGCTATAACTCCATGGGATCCTGTATATTCTGATGACGAAGAGTTTTTAGAGAACTTCAAAGGAGGAGCACTACTTGGAGGAATAATGACTGGCGCTATTGGTACTGCTACCTCTATTCAACCTGTTAATAGACAAATATCAGGACAAAGATTTCTTGCAGGTTTATATGCAGATGGAATAGCTAGCAAGGATCAAGTACGTAAAAATATTCAGTATAGTAAAAGCATACGCGAAGGAAAATGGGACACGGTTTCTTAGGCTTTTGATGATCTAGAATAGGCTAATATAGATGGAATAGACTCTTCTGTAATACAAGGAGAGAAGAAAAGGGCTAATTAGTTTTATAATACATTTACTTCTAAGTAGACACTATAGTAGGCTAATAGCATAGGCATTGATCCTAGAACTGAAGATTATGATATATTTGTATCTTTAAAGCAGCATCATGATGAACAATACAACGATGCTAGAGAATTATATAGTGATTACGTATCTCAAGTAGATAATATATTATATAGTCCTGAAGTACAAGAACATATTCTTAACATAAATAAAGACTTAAATATTGATCAATAGGCTAACATTAGATCTCTAATAAAAATATAGGCAGAATTAGAAGCATCTAAAAAATTAGTCAACGATGTATTTAATAGTTCTGATAAATTAGATGAAATTCAAAGATATACTGGAATTAAAGTAAATAAATCTGACGTTAATTACTTTTCTAGAATATTAAGCTAGAATATAAAAGATCTAGAAGAGCAATATAACAATCTTAAAACATATTTACCAGATACTAATATAAAAGATGAATAGTTAGAAGTTCCTAAAGTACACCAGGATCTTAATGACGCATATGAAAAAACTATCCTAGCCAAATTAGATCTAGATAGAGCTTAGAATGAATATTCTATAATGAATTCTACGGACGAAGAGTTGATTAAATCTAGAATAGATAGATGGAAAGGAGTAGAAAGTAAGGATGAAGAGTTTGTTTAGAGATTAAATGACTCTTATTCTGGAAAATAGAAGGAAAAAGTAATAGAAGAAAGTGAAGATATTAAACCAGAACCTATAGATAATACTCCTGCTCCAGTAGAAGTAGAACCTATTAAACCAGAACCTATAGATAATACTCCTGCTCCAGTAGAAGTAGAACCTATTAAACCAAAACCTATAGATAATACTCCTGCTCCAGTAGAAGTAGAACCTATTAAACCAGAACAGTAGAAAGAAGCAGAGCCTCAGTCTATTACTGATACTAGAAATGCTGCAGAATGGATTCAGAGAAAATACTTCAAGCAGGAAAGAGATGAAAGAGGTAATAATAAGCAAGTATTAAATGCTGATAATATATATGGGCAAGCATACAATGAAGCTACAGAAGCTTTAAGAGAGGCATATCATAAAATAAATCCAAACGCTAAGAAGTTTAATACTTTTTCTGCATCTATTATACTACAAGACCCTAAATTCTCTAAAGACGAAAGAGCTGATTTATGGGAGGATCTAATTAATACAAGAGATTAGTTAGAAGAAGAAGTATATTCTAACGGGAACTCATCTAGAGCAAAAGAACTAGTAAATTTAGTAAAAGAGAAGATAGAAGCATTACAACTAGAAGAAGATATTATAACATCTTACAATGAATTTGTATCATCTAGTGAATAGTATATACATGAAAAAATGCTTCAAATCAAAGATAAAGAACATAAGATAATAGAGCAACAAGATGCATTGACTCCAGTTAATGTTCCAGAATCTCCAAAAGCAGAGCCTACTCAGAAATCTCAAGAAGAAGAACCAGCTAAGATGGAAGACCTACCATCTCTTGGCTCTTTATTGGGAGGATTAATTGGTCAGGACGCTGCATAGGCCTTAGATACAGCTTATTCTGAACCATAGACTCCAGAAGATACTTCTGCTCCTATTAGTGAGCCAGAACCAAAGACAAATAATGGTATTGCTAAAGATTTAACTTACGATCAATAGTTAGATCCATATTCTCATGAACTCAATTATAGACTAAGTAATACTACCTAGGATGCAAATGGTAAGTGGACAGTAGTTACTTATAAAAAGTTCTAGGGTATGGAAGACTATCTGAACAATGAAGACTTTTCTAAAGTAAGTGCTAATGATGACTTTCTGAAAGAGGTAGAAAATAATGGGGTATACTTTGAAGTTAAACCTTATACTAATCCTCAAGGATAGATAGAAGATGCTATATATGCTATCTTTAATTACAAAGGAAAGAAATATATTGCAGCGGTTAGAACTAGTAAAGGATTATATGCTAATAGATCCGGTAAATTTAATAAGTTACCATACAACCAACAACAATATATAGTCAATAACTTAAATGATCTTAGAAATAAAATAACAGAATTATACAAGCAAGTATAGACTAATCCTAATTTGCAAGTAGTTCCTACGCAATTACGTAGAACTCCAGGTTCTATTGTTAATGAAAAGAATAGTGACGGTAGTCCAAAAAATAGACCATTAACTGAATCTAAATGGTTAACAGTAAAAGATCCATATGAGATAACTCCTGAAAATACTGAAGTAGGTATTACTACAGGTCCAGCAGGAAAAGGAATAATAAGACTAAGGAATAGAGTATTGTCATATAATGGTAGAGCTATGGGTAAGCCAGCATGGATTATTAAAGCTACAAATTATGATGGTACAGTATATGATAAACCAGTAATACTTAATTATAAGAAATTCTCTGATTCACCTAAAATAGCTGATCTTATACTAGACTTAGTATTAAGTAATCAAAGTCAGTACGTAGATGCAAATGGAGTATAGACACCCATTAATCCTAAAGAATTATTAAAGTTCTTAGTTAATTTTGGTACACATACTGTAGCTAATCCTAATAGTTAGGTGTACTCTCCAGAACAGATACAACAAAGATTAACTAAACAATTCTTTGAGGATGAAAACGGAAACATTGTAATAGGAACTACTACTTATACAGTAAATGACTTACTTACCGATGAAACTATAAGAAATAAAGCTAAGCAATATATAATGGATAATTTTCATTATAATATTGATGAAGATGGTCTTAATAAGAACTATTTAGGCGGTGATTTGCAATCACAAGATAGAGATCCTCACTTTGAATAGTTGTATTCTTACTTTAAAAATAGTGATGTAGAAAAGATAACTATTATACCAGGAGAATTAGAATTTACTAGAAAAGATTTTGGATTGGAGGGCAATCCTAAAGGAATAAGTGTATTGGGCTGGTATATTAAACAAGGTATACTTCTAACTGATATAGCCGATCAATTGCAAGATGCTAATATATATGTAGACGATGTTAGACTTGTAGACAAGACTGTAAAACAAGTTCAATAGGAAGCTAATCAGAAACTATAGGAATCTGTTAAAGATGATATAAGAGAAAAAGTTATAGAATATACAGATATCTCTGGAAATAAAGCTTCAATGAACTTAGCAGATATTTATGCTATATTAGATGGTAGGAAAAGAAGAGGTCCTAATATGACAGTAGATGTTGATACTAACTGGAATATTGAGTATAACCGAGAAGATAAAATGGATGTCCAACAAGCAAAGGAATGGATAGAAAACACTCTTGGTATTACTCCTGATATAACAAATACTGTGATAGATGTTACGGAGTCTGGCACTAGTGTAGTTGGTAGAGTAACAGAAGATTCTATTTTATTGTATAGCGATGCTCCTAGAGGTACCGAATATCACGAAACTTGGCATAGAGTATCTCAACTACTTATATCAGAAAAGGATAGGAGAAAGATATATGACAGATATAATCGTAAGAATAAATCTGCTTTAAAAGATTCCTAGTTAGATGAAATATTTGCAGAACAGTTCAGAGAATTTATGCTCGATGAATCAAACAAATATGATTTTGATACTAAAAACTGGTTTAGAAGGATATTGAACTTTATAAAGTTGTGGGCTAGAACAGGGTAGTATGCTCTTGCTAAAATATATTCTAACATTAACAGAAGAAAATATGCAGGTATAACTCCTAATCAAAGTAATATAGATAGATTTAGAAGTATCTATGGAGGAGAAGGACCTAATTTTGAAATAGGTGGACATGAATTTAAAACCATAACTAAGTATAAACAATTCGACGATATTGTTAAGAGCCTTACTTATGCTTTCTTTAATGTAGCTTTTGCTGAAGGTAAATATATAAATTATAGTGATCTTAATGAAAGTAAACCTACGTTTGAAAGATTAAAATTAATAGTACAAGCTTAGGCAAATAAATTTCCATCTCCTACTATGACAGAAGTAGTAGATACATTTGATAATATATTTGTACCAGTTATATCTACTAGATTGAAATAGTTAGGAATTAGAACCATAGATAGAAATTCTGAAGATCTAAGTGCAATAGAAGAGGTATAGGAAGGCATAGATGTAGCACAACATACTGTAGAAGGTATGAATATATCTATAAAAGATAATGCTCCAGCTGAAGTTAAATTCTTCTTTCAAACCATACCAATGATGGAAAGAGGAAAAGATGGTAATTATCAGACAAAAATAGATGATGTTACACACTTTACTAGTTTTGTGGATTCTAATCAGGCTTGGAATAACGTCTTAAAAGATTTATCCGGATGTCGCACTATAGCCAATATATTCGATAAAGTTAACATATTGGCATAGAACGATTCGTTCTATATATCTTTACTACTGAAATTAGGTAATGAAATATAGAAATCAAACTCTGATGATATAAGAATAGCTACAGATGCAGAGGCGTTACTCACTAAACTTGAAACAGTTATAACATCTGATATAAATAACTTCATTACTGCTAAGATAAGTAAAGATAAAGATACTGGGTTTACTAAAACATCTTTAGTAGATAATACTGTGGATGTTAAAGCTATGAAGTACCCAAAAGTATGGTCACAATCGTTATTCACTAATTCTGGATTGTTTAAGTATGATAAGGATGGCAAAATAGTAGCTGATCCTGACGCTAGAAAACAGTTAAAATTAATAATAGATAATTTAACTTCTATTAGAACTGCTTTCATGAATCGTAAAGGTATTCTTAAAGTAGGAGATAGAAACGTTGATTTACATATTCCTATGAATCAAGAATGGCTGAAAGACAGAATAGTGTCCTATCTTCAAGCAGTTGGTATAGGTATAGATAAACCAACCATTAATAAGATGTTATTATCAGGAGATTACGGAAATCCAAGAGCAGATTCTTACACGTTATTAAATTCATTTGTAGTAAATATTAATAACTTTGGAGGTTTAGATAAGATTACAGAAGTATTAAATACCATAAACAATGCTATTAAGTTTGATAATACATTGTCTGATATAATAATTAGTGATAAAACTGTATCTCCTAAGTCTATTTGGAGTAATGTAGGTTATGTAAAGACTTTGGCTAATTACTACGCCTATGTACATTCTACAGATAAAGGTTCAAGTAGTTATGGTCCTGATGGTAATACATATTACATGGTATCACAGAACAATTTCGTAAAAGATAGGGTTCAAGAAATGATTACAGATCCTTAGGTATTGTAGGATTTGCGTTCTGTTAACTATAATCAACACTCTATTATACTTAATGCTATATCGTAGGGTAATAAAAATATTCAAGTAGAAACTCTTATCAACTTCAAAGATGAAACTTCATATGATGCTGGTAGAGATTATTTCGGAATTACAGATAGAGAAGATTATATAGCTAAAATGACAGCTGTAATGAATGATCGAATAATATTCCCTACAGTAGCCGATAAGAAAACCTATCATTTCTTACGTGGAGTTAAATTACCACATGAACGAATAAATTTCACAGTAACCCAATAGGGTACTTATGCGTAGTATGGTGAATAGTCTTTAGATATATTAATAGGTTATTGTCAAGATGAATTAAGTTAGATAGAATTATGTCTTAGACAAATTGATGATGATCCAGCTCATTATGATAAGGAAAACAATATACATTATAATGAAGATGGAAGTATCAACAATGATTGGCTTGAACCAAATAGAAGAATCAAGAACTTCCATACTCCTAATACTTATAAGTATACAGACAAATATGGAAAGAAACATACAGTTAAATTAGAAGGTAATGGAGCAAGATTTTTATTCTTAACAGGAGTATATGCAAATGGTAAATTTATTAACTTTAACGACCCTAAAAAGTCTGCTAAAGAATGTTTACAACTAGCAAAAGACTATTTCTTCAATGCTCCTAAAGATGCTCAAAAAATGTTCTTAAGTGATTTAATAAATCGTAGAGTAAAAGAAGAAATAGAAACATCTAAGAAATTAGGACTTATTACTGGCAATGATAATAATAATATATGGAGCTTACGTAACTCATTATTAGATGATAATGAACTAATAGAACGTACAAAGGCATATACTAATATAGATCCTAATAATGCTGAAGGATATGCTATATTCGACATGATTGCTGACTATACTATTAATAGTATAATATCTGTAACCGAGATAGAGAAATTATTTAATGGAGCACCAGCATATTACAAAGTAAAATATGATAGAAATGGCATAGTTGATTTATCGGTTGATAAGATCAAACGTCTAGGTGCATTGACATCTACAGGATTGAATAATAGACTTGATTTTAACAATGATCCTATTAGATAGGAATATGTAGTGGCAGAATTAAAAGATCACGAAATATAGGACAAATAGTACTATGAGTTTGAACGCCTATTTACTAGAGGCAATATAAAAGAAACCATACAAGAATTAGAAGGTGAAGCAGCGTGGGATAAAGTAAAACATTTAAGTGTACAAGAAATAGAGAAAGTATATCCTGATGCTGTTAAAGTTGCGAAACAAGCAGCAAAAGTAGAAGTAGCTGGTTATAAGGAAGGAATAAACGTAGCAGATGCTGCTGTATATATCAGTCCTACTATGACTAGGGATCTTCTTAGAATGAGAGGAGAATGGTCTACGGAAGTAAAAGAGGCTTTCGATGTTCTTACTAATGATAATACTGCTGATACTTGGGAATCTGATCCAGAATTGTACGCTAAAGCAAATAAGGTTATATTAAATGCCATGAAGTATATGGCGTTTGGTACTAGATTTAATGAAATAGACGGATTAGGAATACCTTACTTTAATAAGATGGCTCTATTTCCATTGTTTAAATCTATTGCTACAGGTGATACCAAAGCTATGTATGATCGTATGATGGATCCAGAAAATCCTATAGATATGATTATGTTTGACTCTGCAGTAAAAGCAGGTTCTAGGTCTCCTATGAAAGCTTACAGAGAAGCTAAAGACAACGAAATAGAACTTAAAGATGGTCAAACAGTATTGTCTGCTAGTATAACAGATCAACTTATTAGCGGAGAAGGAAACACATTAAATGATTTTAATAATTTAGTAACTTATAAATAGAAATTTAAGTACTTGCGTCAGCAATTAGCTACTAATCCTCATACGCACGAAGAACAAATGGCAGGTACACAGTTTATGAAAGTGAACTTGTCTAATATTCGTATGAATGATATGTATGGTAAGGAAGGAGATTAGGTAACTGGTAGAGATATTAAGAATACAGTAATGGAATCTCTTAATAAGTTATCTGATATAGGTAAGCAATAGTTAGCATCAGAATTATTTACTGAAGATGGTAAAGTAAATATAACCAAATTAGGTACTATGCTCTATCAAGATGCTAGAGAATCTGACGCTAATGATAATGTATTAACAGGTCTGAAAACTAAAGATGATGCCTTTGTAATACCTTTATCTGCTCTGTCTGATAATAAATGGATAGAGAGTAGATTTATTGCTATGATCAATAAAAAAATTATTGATGTATAGATGCCAGGAGGAGCATTTATTCAAAGATCTGCTTTTGGTATAGAAGCTACCTCTACTAAAGTTATTACAGCTAATATGATTAATGATGGTAGAGCCTTAAAAATGAATAATGAAGAAGGTTCTATGGATTCTGTAGTAAGTATAAATCTATTTAAACATTTTATACCTAACTACAAAAAAATGACATTTAGACAGGCACGACAATGGTTAATTGATAAGAAGATAATCGGATCAGAAGCTACAGCAAATGCAATAGGTTATCGTATTCCTACTCAATCTATTGCATCTATATCTGCTCTTAGATTTGTAGATGTATTTCCAGAAATAATGGGCGATACTATTATGTTACCAGAAGGATTTACTAAGCTTACTGGTTCCGACTTTGATATTGATAAACTATATGTAGCTAGATTTGCTTATAATAAAGAAGGAAACAAGATAACAAAGAATGATGTAAATGAAGAATCTAATGCTATCAAAAACGATATACTTGATGCTTACATGAAAGTACTTCTTACTTAGGATAATTTTAACTCTTTAAAATTGTCTATTGATAATGCTATGAGCTTTACAAAGCCGTCGGCGTTTTTGGCATTTT